GTACCTCTTTCGGAAGGTCTCCCTGCCGCCCTTATGAATAATCTGCTTTACTTCGCCTTCTTCCCGATCCGCATCGATTATTCGTGCAAATTCGTCTGCCTTCTGCAGGGCGTATTCTTTTTCCCAGGCCAGCTGTCCGATAATCTTTGACATTCTTTCCGCCATCGGGTTTCCGTGTATTCTCATTAGGATTTCTCCCATATTGTGACAGTTGTTACATACCGGCACTTTCAATCCGTCCTTCTCGCTCAGCTCTCTACCGGCGGTACCGAACACCAAATGATGCTCAGCTTCCGACGGTCTGCCGCAGATGAAACAGATTTCCGGATAGTCTGTCACTATTCCTTTACCCACCGCTTACACCTACTTTCTGTTTCTAACTCCAACGATTACCAAGAACGCAAATACCACTAATGCTGCCATAGTCTCGCCTCCTAACCGTAAATTATTTCTCCAAACAAAGCGTACTGAATGATTGCGTCCGCAACCTCCGCATCTACCATACCGCAGTCAATATGTAATTCACGATCGATCACCTCGAAAATATCATTGTTCTTAGGCTGTTCTGCATACATTCTAATTCCCTGCAGGAGTTTCGCCTTTGTCAATTCATACGTCGCATCTTCCTCGTTATCGTGAATGAGGATTGAACCGCCTTTTGAGATAACATCGCTTGCAAAATCAAACTCTATCCCACACCTTGGTTCTACTTTATCAACCCAGTAAGTAATTCCACCTTCCAGTGCTGACACCATGATGTCGTCTATGTCCTCTTTAGATATAACAACCGTCGCAATAATCTGAACCCTGTCGTACTGCTCCTCTATCTCTTTTTTCTTAAAATGTGCGATCAGTTCTGCCATAACTCTGCCGGCTTTTCTAGCATTCCAGCTCTCGTTTGTTTTTCCTTCGCATAATCCCTTTGCGATTTCCAATGACTCCGTAATTTCTTTTGCGCTTCTCATACCTTCTCTCCGTCCTTTCTCGCTTGTTTTATTGCTTGCGCAACTCTTTCTTCATATCCAAACTTAAAATTCACACCTGCGTCTGTAAACGCTGTTAAAATGCTTTCCTGCACCGCCTTAACTGTCGCCCAGTCCGGTTCGTCGTCCTGCGTTCTGATACCGAACTGAACCATGTAGTCCTCGATCACGTGCCACAACTCATATTCCAGCTCATCCATACATCCGAGTGCCGATACATCCACGACCGCCGGTGCTGTTATTTTCTTTCCGTCTGCCAGTTCCAGGTCTACTGTGCCAATATCTTCTCCGAACTCACCGCCTTTCTTGTGGTGTGCCAGGATGTCGCCTGCAAAGTCATAGCCTCTGTCGATCATGGCCTCGCTGTTGTCATCGTACAGTCTGAAACATCCGGCCAGTTCGCCCTTCTCGTGTCTCTGCAGAACTTCTTCCCAGGTCAGCTTTTGCATTCCTAACCAGGTGTAGCCCATTATTCATCGCCTCCTTCATAATCTGCTCCGCAGTACGGACACTTCGTTACTCCGTAGCAGTTAAACATCTTCCCGCATTCTTTGCAGGTGTCCAGCTCCCCATTTCTCTGCCAATCTTCCAGCAAGCTACTTACGTGCTGCCAGTCCAGTGCCTCGAAAACTTCCTCTGCCAAATCGTCCTGCTGGTTACACTCCTGCAGGATGCTGTTTCTCGTGTACACCGTATCGGATAATTCCGGGATATAGCACGGATCATCCGGTCTGTGGTAAAACGCATCTTCATCTTTGAAGATATGTCCCTGTCCGTAGAACTCACGGACGATCTTCTCGCCTTCTCCATTTTCATCCGGCGGCGTGTAACTGCCAACCAGCACCGGGATGTTTACTTTCTGCAAGGCCTGCGACAGTTCCGATATCATGCCGTCAATGGCTTCTGCATCCTTTACAAGCTCCCTTGTGGAAGGAACTCCACTCGTTCCGCTTCTCTTGGCTTCTATCCACATTTCAATATGCTCGTCGATGTCGAAATCTTCGTAGTAGGCTTCCAGGCTGTCCTTGAAACTATCTGCCTGGTTCTCTTCATCGAAATCAATCACCATTGAGAAATCTTCGCCCGCAGGTGACGACTGCCCGATTTCAACATAGGTTCTTCTACTGCCCGGCTCAATGTAGGCTTCCCAGTTCCACCCCATTTCTTCTGCCTTGTCGAGAAGCATTTTCAAGCCTCTCGATATGTCCTTGTATTCTTCCATGTCCTCATTCCTCCGCATCTGCGTAGTACGCATCGAATGCAATACCGGCATTTACCAGCTTATCTTCTAGGTAATTGCCGTAGCACCAGCCGTCTCCATCTTCCCAAAAACTGTCCCAGGCTTTCTCCAATACCTCTCTCGCCTTCTCTTCATCATCTTTGCTTACAACAAACACGCAATCCATCCAGTCATTTAACTGTGACTGCACTCTGATTACGCTTTCCTTTAATACTTCCACGCCAATATTCATTGTGCCTTCTCCTTTCTCAGATGTAATAGCAACTGAAATTCCAGTGATGCCCGAACTCATAGTACAGACCGTATCTCTCGAATATCTTGTCAAATTCTCTTCTCACCGAAGGAATGATGCCGTAATACAACATCTCGCATACCGGACCTTCAAAGCTCATGCTGAGAATGTGGTCCGGATTCACGTACTCGAAATACGTTCTTGGGTCCTGGTTCTCTTCCTCGATCAGATGCTCTCTGTCGTTGTAGTAATACTTTCCGGTTACCGGATCATGCTGTGTGAACCGCTTTCCGTTGAAATAGATGTCTACATCCTGCCATAACCCATGCTCCAGCAGAAACTCTCTGATTTCCTTTGCCAGGTTCTCAATCTGCTCTGCCGTCAGCTTTGCCGTTGAACTCATGCAACCTCCTCCTTTCTTACTCTCTTCTTAACAAGTCTTGCTGGGTACTGAGGCTGATTCTCTCTGTACTCTTTCAGTCTCGCCCTTGCCTCTTCTCTTGTGAACTCTGTCAATGTGTACTCCCAGCCGTACCCGTAATTCAGCTGCAACTCCCAGGTGTCGATTGTCTTTCTCTCGTATGCCATCCTACGCAACCTCCTCTTTCTTCGGCTTTCTGCCACGTCTCTTCGGCTTTTCGACCGGCTTTTCTTCCTTGACCTCTTCTGTAGGTTCCTCGGCCACCTGCTCCTCAACCTTCTCTTCGGCCGCCGGTTCTTCCTTGACTACCGGCTCTGCAGGAAGCACAACATCCAGCTTGTATCTCTTTGTAATGCTCTGAATCATCGTCGCTACCTCTGTGCTTACTTCCTGGATTTCGCCCTCGGTAAGTCCTTCTGTCAAGCTCTCTGTCTCGGTCCAATATCCTGCATTATCCAGGAAATGATTTAATACCTTCTTTGCTCTATCATGTTTTACGTCCCACTTCATATCGTTTACCTCTCTTCCTTTTCTCCGGCGGTCAATGCCAGTACCACTACTCCATTTATCAAAATTGCTACCAAATTCTTCGCTCTCATACCGTCGTATATGCCGACCATAAAGTTAATAAACAGCACCGACTGTAAAAGCTGTCTCAATTTTTTCATTGCCAAATCAGCCTCCTTTATGATAGACTCAGTAATTGAGGGGCGATGTTACTGCCCTCTCAATCACCGAGGAACTGTTAATCGATTAAACCTAACCATTTCAGAATTGCCGTAATCACTGATACGATCATGATTACTATGGTGGAGATGATGCTGGCGAGCTTTTCTCTCTTCTGTAATTTAAGGTTCTCGATTTCAAGCAGTTCCTTTTCCTTTTGGAAAGTCTTTTGCTTCTTACCTTTCTTACCCAACTGGTAATTCCTCCTCCTTCCTTCGGATTTAATCAAATGTTTTGTTTGATTATGGTTATATTATACTTCGCATTTGCGTATTTGTCAATAGGTTTACTTCTATATTTCGAGTTTTTGTAGAATTATTTTCGCACTCACGAGCCATCCTGAATTTCTTTTTGTTCGCATACTTGGTCGGTGCATTATGCAGCGTTTTTATATGCAAGGTCCATAAACCCGCACGGTTGCTTGGTGCATTGTAAGATTTCTTACAAGATTTCTTATGTGATTTCTACAAGGATTCTTTACGAGATATTAGAGAATAGATAATAGATATTAGATAATAAAATAATATATGCTCATTTGCGTACTCTCAAAAGCGTATTTTATCCACAAATGCGTGTGGATAATGTGGATAAATCCATCTCCTAAAGCATATATGTCTTAGACTTCGTACACGCTTCAATACCGGATTGTAGCTCTTAGGCATAGGATAGGTACTAAAATCTCCTATCGTGTCTCAGGCACATTTCGTCAATTTTCCCGGTCTTATTTTGGTTATTTTGTATATTGATTTTACCTGCAGTCTTGTTTCGCTTTTCTGCAATAAAAAAAGAGCCTACAACCCTTACGGATCATAGGCCCTTACGCTTAATCTTCTGAATTGATGAAGTCCTTACAGTCTAACTCCCGGTACGCCTTTTCAAAGGTTTCCTTCGGACTCCAACTTACATAGCCATCCGGATATTTAACAGCATATCCCGGTACACCGTTTTTCTCCCTCGGTTCAGCTTTTACAATTTTTACGCCGATGTAATTCTTCACGTCACCATTCCTCCTGTTATTTTACTCTGATCGTATCTCCTGCGATGATAAGGTTCGGATTCTCGATGCCATTGAGGTTCACCAGTGCCTCGACTGATGTTCCGAATTTCTTGGCAATTCCGGAAAGTGTATCACCGTTCTCGATTGTGTAATACTTTTTGTTTCCAGCATTTATAACATCCTGGACCTCTTGCCATCTATCGCCGAGAACTGTTCTTCTCACTTCACCGCCGCCGTACTTATCGGCCCATACTTCATCCACAAGCTCCTGCGTAGACGCATTGTGAATGTGATTGATAACATCCTGGACTTCCTGCCATCTACTGCCAAGTGCGTCCTTTCTCTCCTGTCCGCTTCCAAACTCGTCCTTCATGGTTCTATACACCAGGTCAAGCGTGCTTCCTTCCAGTTCTGCAGGTGCCGGTTCCTCCGGATCTGCATTTCCGCTGTCCGCAGAAAATCCATTAAGTCCAGCATTTTTAATCTCTGCCTCAAAATCACGATAGCAGAAATCCTGGTCCACTGTTGTTCCGCAGATTGTCTTATCCGCAATAAAGTTCTGACCACCTCCATACTGCCATATATCGTGAGCCGTTGAAGGCTCATTGCTCGAATACTTCGCTACCCAATGAGTAAACCTCTGCAGTCTCGAATCGTCTACGTGAGATGAAAAATGTGAATCTGATGTGTAGACACCTACAAAGTAGCCGGCCTTTTCGCATTTGTCGCAGAAAGCAATCACAATATCTGTGAGCGTTTCTCTGCTGTTATTCAGCATATTACCCTCGACATCATAGTATATCGGGAACTCGAACTGTTTTCCTGCGATTACTGACAGGAAATGTTCTGCCTCTGCCTCTGCTTCCGCAACTGACTTTGCATTGCCGTAATAGTACGCTCCGACCGGCATTCCGATAGCCTTGCACTGTGCATAGTAATTTTCAAATTTGCTGTCCTTATACTTTCCGGCATCTGCCCCTGCAGCTTTGACGATCACAAATTTTACTCCTCTTTCGTTCCTGGCCTGCTCGATGTTAAAATCTCCCTGCCAATGTGAAATATCAATACCAAATAGTTTTTCCATAGAAACTCCTCCTTAAATCAAAATAAGGGGCAGCTTTTCAGCCACCCCCATTGTGCTATATCTCTTTCAGAACCTACGCTTTGATTAACTTACCATTTTTGAGCAGGTTAACCATTTTGAGATTCTGAGCCGCCGTATATGCGTAGTTCGTAATACCGTTCGCCGCCGCAATCTTCGCACGGTGTGCTTTGGAAGTATCTTTCTCCCCTACGGCAGCAAGTGCGGTAATGATAGAACCCGATGACCCGCTATACTTAGGGTAGTAGCTGGTACTTCGTCTCGGATTTCCGGAAACGACTACTACCGTGTGTCCCTTAGTCTTTGTTACAAGCACATCGCCGTTGAACAGCTCCGTCTTGGAAGTTACTGCAATCTTATCCATAAACTGCCCTGTCGCTCTGAGGGTTGAAACTTCGGATGATGTGTTGAAGTTTCCAGGGTCAAAACCTGCCTGGATGCAGCACGCTCTTACAAGTGAACTGCAGTCTGCTTCCGTCTTGGCTGAAATCTTGGAAAGTTTCCCTGCTTTTCTCAACTGCTCCACAACTCCGCTTCTGTGTCCCTGGCAGTAACCAATGTTGTCATTTCGGCAAGCCTGCAGCATCGCTTCGGCAATAGTATTTGCCACCGCAACGATCTTCGGTCTGAGACAATACCAGCCTTTTGTATGGATGTAGTACGCCTGGGTAGACACCTCTTTGCCTGTCTGATCTCCCGGTTTTCCTCCCTGCACGTGACCGTTTTCGTCAATTCTTGCGCTTCCAACTATTAAACTCATAGTCATTCCTCCTAACAAAATAGGGCAGTCCTAAGACCGCCCTGTGCTTACAATATGTTCCCGGACTACTCCTCGTCCTCGCTTCCGGAATCAAGATTTGCTGAATCCGTCAAGCCTTCTCCGATGATGTATGCTACAACGGATGCACCGGCCATAATAAGTGCCGTTACCTGTGTTGCTGTATTCTCAGCTCCGCCAGTTGCTACGATCATCATAGATACAAAGGACGCTACTGCAGTCCATAACTTTCTGCTTGTGAGTTTTCTCACCCAGTTAATTTTCTTCATGGTTCATTACCTCCTGTTATAAAAATGAATTTTCTTCCATGCACTTCTGATACACATTTTCGATTTTGGCAATGGCGTTAACCGCCTTGTCGTTCTGATAATCCGGATGCGTTCTGCAGTAATTCTTATAGTGCGAAATATCCGCTAAAATCTGATTGAAAAACTCTTCGGAATGTTTAACATCCCTTCTCAGCTCGTCTGCAAATCGTAGGATTTTTGTTCGGCACTCGTCCGCATCATCTTTGTCCATTCGTTTTTCGAGCTTATTGTGTTTTTCTCCCAGGTCCTTCAACTCTTCCTGCACTGATTCCAGTTTATCCATGACATCTTTGTTCATGGATTTTCCGATGGCTCTCATGCCCTTTCCGATAGCCTTTCCAAATGCAGACCATGGATTTACTTTGATCGGTACAATCTGTACGATCGTCAAGAAGAGTAGTAATGCTCCTCCGCTTGCAAGAATTTCATTCAAAGACATTGGCTCTCTTACCTCCTTCCCAAACACACCGCAGTTCATACGGAATGTCTGTAATATCTGCCGCCTTTTCACCCAAAATGGCCTCTATTACTGCATAAAGAATGGCATCCGCACATGGGTCCTTATCGAACCGGTACAGATGCCACACCAACTGATTATGCAGGTTCAGCAGACTTTCTTCGTCTGCCTCGGTATTGAGCAAGCCTAACTCTACAGCCGCACTTTCTAGGCGGTCATAGTTGTAAAATTCTGCGTAGGGTATCATGCCTTATACTTACGACCTGTGATTTCCTCGTATTCTTCCTCAGTAATCTTATCCTTTTTGACAGCGTTCTTCACCATAGCCAGGTTCCAACGCTTCGTGTCGTAGTAATCTTTGATTCTGTCGAACCAATCGCTGTGCTGCACTTCTTCCTGGATCGTCTCCTCTGTAGATGTGTCTACTGCCTCTGTTACTTCTTTAGCCTTTGCCATATTACTCTTCCTCACTTTCTTCGGTGCTGGTTGCCGAGTCTCCTGCTTCCGGAAACTCAATGTCTGCCATCATTGCCAGGTAATCAATCTTGGCATTCTGATCGGCCAGCTCTGCCTTCATGTTCTCGTCAGCTCTCATTTTGGCGACATCGCCGCCATTCTTTTTTACTTCCATTTGGCTACCTCCATAATGATTTATAATATTTATCCATGCGCTGCAGGAGCTTAAAACTGTTGCCCTTGCTGGCGTGGTTTCTCCAAGCGTAATAACACTCGTCTACCTTAGCCTTCGTGAGTTCGCCTTGTTTGGCTTTTCTCACCAGCCTTCGTAATATCCGACGTCTTTCTTTGACATTCTTCGGATCGATTATCATAATAACCTTCCCGGTATCTGTTAGCCGGTACTTGAAACCTAAAAATGTGAAACCGTCTGCAATGCTAAATACCTTTGTTTTCTTTGGATTGAACTCTAACCCCTTCTCGGTCAGTATCTCGCCGATCACTTTTCTGCAGTATTCCAGGTATTCCCTGGAAGGATGAAACGCAAGTGAGTCGTCCATATATCTTCCGAACTCGTCCACATCTAAATCTTCCTTGATTTTGTGGTCGTGGTCGTCCAATGCCGATATGCCGACAATCTGAACCATCTGACTTCCTGGGTTGTAACCCACATCCCCGGCGTACTGTCCGTCGAGTACATCAATGGCTCGCCTTGCTATTTCCGGTTCCAGCTTTCTCTTCAACATTGCGTTGGTTAAGTCGTGCCGCATATTCGGATAATACCCATGCACATCTATCTGCAGACCATAAAATTCTGTACCATATTTCCGGTACATTCTCTGCAGAAATAGTTTCATCCTATCTCTCGCATCATCGGTACCCTTGCCTCGCTGGCAGGCCCAATTATCACGAATGAACGAATTTGTCATTATTGGGTACAGTGCGTTGTCGTTCAAACTTCTCTGATAAACACGGTCTCTGAAACATACACTGATGATTTCTCTTTTCTTCGGCCTGGTTATCGTGAATTTCGCTATCTGCCTTGCCTTGTAGGTTTCATTTTCCAACTGCTCGTTGAGCTTGTATGTTTCCTCCAGGCTGTTCAATACATAATGTGCAACGGACTCTTTCCAAATAACTCCTTTCTTGCACTTGTGCATCGAATCATATAAGGCTTCAAAGCCGATTACTTCTTCCATATCCATAAAACTTATAGATAGGTCCATAGCGTTGACAGCGGGTAACAGTCGTTCTCCGGCTGACCGCATCGCTACAGTGTTGTTCGCCTTACGGCCGGATGCAGGCTCCTTGTGTTTGATTGGTTGGAGCGCCATTCTTACGGAATAGCCTTTATGTCCTTAATACCACACAATCCGGGGCGCAGCGATTGGCGTTGATGGCGTTGTTGTTGTTGACGTTGCCGCTAGAGTTCACGTACCACGTATTGTACGAATTGCCACGATTAGCCGAGCGCAAGCGGACGTTCTGCGTTTAGCCTACATCCGTATAATAAAAACTACTCCGAAATTTTGGAGTAGCGTTTACTATCACTTTCATTCCAACTACGGATCATACCTCGGACTTTCAAAACCTTACCGGTCCAAAATTTGATTCGCTTATTTTTGAGATGAAACGAGGATTTCGCAATTCCGATCAGAGCCAGGAGCCTGTTGCATTCCCTGGCCGCACGAAGTTGTAGCTCCCTGCGGACTCTCCAATCATCTTTAGTCGTTACCCTTACATTGTTGGCATCCCAAGCATCGATGTAGATACTCTTTGCAGTCTCGATAATGTCGTCTGTAACTTGTCTTTGGTACTCCGGAAGAAAAATTTTCTCGTTCTTCGTGATTCTGAGAGTGTAAGTTACTAAGTCCAACGCCTGCACGAATACTTCCAGTCTGCTTTCTCTTCTTTCTCCAACTGGTACTGACACGCTATGTTCCTCCTTTCTCTGAAATTATACCCGGCATCCGTGGGTGCCGGGATTTATTGATTGCTGATTAGCAGAAATCACAAGCCGGGGCGCAGCGATGGGCGTAGATGGCGCCGCCGTTGTCGTAGACGTGGCCGCTAGAGTACACGGACCACGTATTGCACGAATTGCCAAGATAAGCCGAGCGCAAGCGGACGTGCTGCGGTGAAGTGTGATTCTCAATCGCAAATGTACGAATCTGAGGGTATGTCTGCCATTTTTTCATCTTGGTTGTCATATTAGAAGCTCTCTTCCAATAATCCCAAGTAGAACCCTCTCCTGCAAGTTCCGGTTCAATCGACATCTGTTCCAACGCAGGCAGATAAATCTTGTCATACGTTGTTTCGAGCGGTTCAACTGAGTTGCTGCTTGTGGAATCCGTAACGGTATTGAGCGCTGTTACAACCTTTGTCGGTCTGAGGATTTCCAGGAAATCTGCGTCAAAACCTGTTAAGAAGCCGGCCTTTGTTGCAAGCTGATCCGGGCATCTGTCGTAATCATTCTGTGGAGTCCACCACTCGCCTACTCCCTTATCAGAGTTAAGCCACTGCCTCATTGCTGACTGGGACCATCTGTTGTAGCCGTATGCTGTTCTCTGCAAGCAGTTGAGTTTTCCATCTCCTCCGAACTTTAAGACTCCGAGGCTTGTTCCGGAACTTCCTTCTGTTACCGGAACCGTCTCAATAGCGTCCACCGCCGTCTTACTGTTGTATGAATATACTTTCCAAGTAGAAGGTGCCTGATCCGGTGCGCCTCTGAATCCGGCAAGCTGTCCGCCTGCTGGCACAGGCTTTGTGAGCGTAAACTGGTATTTTTTTCCGGCTACGCAATATCCTTTGTCACCCCATGTAGTGCCAATCTCAATATAGTACGTTCCTGCAGCAAGTCCTTCTGTCGCATAGAAAAACGCCTGGTACTGATTGAACTGCACCCCGAACGGTGTAGCATAGTGCCACTGTACGGTCATGCTCGGAAGTTCCTCACCATCCTGCAATGCTGATGTTCCAAAAGCTACAATATCAAGCGGTACATCGTATTTCTGCCTCGTTGCGATGTCCGTCCAAGGAACGATAATCTGATCGCCAACCTGGAACACTTTACTTGCCTGGCCTGCGCGCACAACATTAAGTACATCCTTAATGGATGTCGGCTTATAATTGATGCCGCTGGCAAGTGATGTTAAAATCTCATTCTGTAACTGCATCTGAGCTACAACCTGCTTTGCTGTTTCGTCCAGCACTACCGGTTTTGTTACTTTACTCATTCTTGTATGCCTCCTTATTCTTCAAATGTCTGACACAGAACACCATCCACGAGAGAAAAACCTTCATCATCCATTCTGTCTTTCAGATAATTGTCATTCTCGATCAGCTGTTTAGGTGCTGCGTTGATGTTGTCTGCATGGTTTGTGTCCGTAACCTCAACATTCGGCACGGACTGAGAAAAATTTCTCGTTGTCGGTGTGTAATTCTTCACGTTTTGCCTCCTTCCTGGCCTAGAAGATGTCGTCAAGCACGTATGTCTGCTCTACATCATCATCCTTGCCCTTCCTGGTAAAGGTCTTGATGCACACAATGTCGCCGTTGGTGTCATACAATCCGATTTCGCTGATCTCTTTTCCAGCAAGTTCACTCTCTGCAAGGGTACATTCGTATCTGCAGGTTGTGTCGTTTGGGAATGTGTAACCATCAATGGCTTTGCGGAACAATTCCTTATTGAGCCTAGACTGGGATTCCGCCGGTGCAATGACCGTACCGGAACTGTTTACACCGCCCTCGCCAAACGCCATACCGATAATCTTTGGAAGCGTAATGGCTCCGGCACGTGCCTTAACCAGGTTCTCCCTGGCTTTCTTCGTGATCACCACGTTTTTGCTCTTTTCTGTACTCATTGGATATACTCCTTTCTATAAATTGAATTAAGATTTTTCTTACCGTTCAGCATATTGCCGCCATCGAAAAACCAGTAATTCCTTGTTTTGGTAATGACCTGCACCGATACATCCGAATCTTCTCTTTTGATTCCCATGTGATGTGTAACTGATGCTTCAAATCGTTTATTACCACCTCTGTACTCCAACGTCGTATTTCCGTCGAGTAACAGTTTTCCGTCCAAATAGACGGTATTCCAAAAGTCGGCCTCGAACTCCGAGCGTATTGCCGCCCGAACCTCTGAACCCGTTCGCAGGTCATAAGCACTTCGTACTTTCAATACGTCTGTGACCTCGTTATGGGCGAAGGCAACCATTGCAACGATTGCAACGCCCAGTTGATAGCCTCGTGTAACATCAAGCCTATGTGAGCCGTCCAAATCCCACGAACCATCCAGTAGGTGCGTATTCCAAAAAATGATGTCCGAGGCGATCCGGATTGCTCCTGCCTTGACATCATTTTCTGTTTTCTGTTCTGCTCTGAATTTTACCTTCTGCAGGTCTGCGTCTGTCGGGGTTGTAAATCCACCGAGCATATACTTAAAACCAAGCATCAGATTGTATCTCATATACGGATAGAGAAGGCTGGAACCGTCCAGCGGTTTTCTTCCATCCAGCAGATCGCTATACCAAAATGACTCTGCGATATGGAAGATTATCTTTTTCAGATTCATCTCCTCTAAGTTCCGATTGTCTGATACAATCTCGGTTCGGTCATTCATCGTAAACATCGTGTGTGACTGTTTCAGCTCATTCAGCATAGCTCTCGCTCGCTTTGATGCAAGTGTCCCTTCGCCCATAAAGTATGCTTTGAACACATTCGGGTGTGGCGCCACAAAACCATAATCTCCCGGATCGTTGATGTCTGCAATTCGTACATCAAATCCGGTAGCGGTTTTTAAGTACCCTTCCATCCGATACGGTGTCATCGGCGCCCGATAGTCTCTCTTCCGGTAAATCAGCTGTCGCCTCTCCTCGTATGGAAGATTTTCTCGCACCGGCAGTCCCCACTTAATCTCGTGGTACATCAGTCCCCATGTGGCAGTTTCCGGAAACAGCTGGTTTAGAATATCCTCAGCTATTTCTCTTGCCGTGTCGTATTCCTGGCCCATGACCTCATACAGCCACTTTCCGACATAGGAATTGTCGTAAAAGCCATCTGAAACTGAGGCAATCATGTTCTTTGCACTCTCGCTGACCGGGAAATTCTCTAAATCAAACTTTTCCACATTCACACCCCCTAACTAAAATTAAGGGTACCGGTGTCCGGGTACTCCTCGCTTTTCAGAGTGATGTTCTGCATTTTCCCATTCATTGTGAATGTTTCAAAGTCCTCGACTCCTGCGATTGCAGAAATCAACGGTCTTACGTCGTTGTACCTCAGAACTCCTTCGGTTTTCCCCTGTGCATAGACCGCTCTCACAGCTTCCGTAAAGTCTGCCTTGATTTGCTCAATGCCAGTTGTTTCATCGTAGCTGAGTCCTGTAATAACATAATTTACGGCAACCGTTGTGGCTGCCGCACAAGTCAGTTCTGCTGTTCCGGTAGGAAGCAATCTTGCTGACCTATCATTCGGAGAAACGATGTAGTTATACACGTCCTGCACTAGCTTCGCATTGGCTGGTTTTCCGTTTCCGTCTACCAGCACCAGTTTCACCGTGCCAGGACCATTCCAAACAGGAATAACTATCGCATCTCCTGCTCCTGCCTGCTTTGCCCATCTCTTATAGTCCGTATCGTTCCCCAGGTATGTCATGCTGTTGTCGTACTCTGCAGCGATCCTGTCGTAAAAATCATCGTCTGTCTCTCTTTCAGTACCGCCACGAATAGGCTCCGGATTGTTAATCTCGGTCACATTCTTATCGGGTACCATCATCAGCACGACCGTATTCGCCGCTACATTAGAACCTGTGCCTGCTTCAACCGCTGATACCGGTATAAGCACTGATCCTTCGCCTCCAACAACCGCATCCTTTGTGGTGGCATACTCAATCGACGGGCCGGTTTCGGTTGCCGCCGTACAGAATACCGTTCCGGATAAAATCTCGGTTCCTTCTGCAGCTGTGATTTTCACATAGCCAAAAGCTGGTTCCGCTTCGTGTCTTGTGAGATGTACCTGGCGACCGTGAAGGTCTAACCACTCATCCCAGGCGTATTCCGGGAACGCAATCATCAATGCCCTTACGATATGGAAATTGATAATTTCGTCTTTTTCCAATGCTGCAGGCATCGTCATATCATACGGAAACCCACCCGGCATATCGTCGATGTCGTCCGGCAGGTTATTCATCATTCGCTCGTGAATTTCCTCTGCCGAGTTTCCTTCCAGGAACTCCGGTCTGTTAAATTTCGGCTGCATACTCTCCACCTCCTTTACAAGCTAATCTCTATTTCTTCATCCCAGTTGCTGCCCTTTACCTTGAAGGTTACGTGCATCTGATCGCCTTCCCAGGTAAATTGAAAATCCCGGACATTTTCTGCTCGGGGATTTACCATAATTGCATCTGTGATTGTTCTTTCCACCATGGACTCAACAGTTTTTTCATCGTCGTTATCCATGGCACGCTCCATTTCGGTACCGATTGAATCGGGGTACGCCAAACAGCGGTACCGCTCTGTCTGTGCAATCTTAAAACACCAAATGGCGAAGGCTTCTTTGCCGTCGCATTCCTTAATCCGGTGCGCCCCATCTCTCACGAAGTCTCCCAGTTCCGTGTTCCACTTCATACTCCTTTTGTACTGAGTGTCGTACTGGCTGTCCTCCGAGATAAAATCCGGTACCTCAACAACTGGAAATAGTGGCTGTGACATTTGCCTCGCCTCCTTTATGATTTCTCGATCACATCAATTACGACTGCTTCGCTCTGAATCCAGGCAACCAGCACTCGATCTCCCGCTTTCACTGCGGGTATCGTTACACTGTGGCTATGAAGAGGAACGCCCGACGGCGATTTGCCAAGCCAGCTCTGTTCCGAGGTTGAAAGTGTCAATCCTGCAGCCAGCCTGCAGATTGTGTAGTCTCCCTTCGGGATCGGCACTGGGAATGTGTTCGTTTTCAAACTTCCGTTTGCCTGGATTTCTCCAAAATCTAAAGTCAGCGGAGACTCTGTTTTCTGCGAGGTTCTCTTATCTAACACCTGCGCCAGTTTCGCTGTCCCTGGGTGTCCGTCAAATTGATCCATCTGTATCACCTGCCTTTAATCAAAAGTCCCGTCGTCAACCCACCCATACACGTTGCTTCCACTGTCCGTATGGATCAGATGCCAAGGGTGTGCTTTCCCGGAACCGTTCTTAATCGTAATCTTTGCTTTTCCTGCCCTGGCGTTATAGCCTTTTGAGCCTGGGTAGCTGCTCACATAATGGGTTCCACCATGGAAATTCACGATGTCGCCCACATTGTAATCTTTCTTTTTCTCGGAGCTTGCCTTTTCTTTCTTTGGCTCTGCAAGTTCCAAATCCATTGTCATGCTGCAGGTGTCTGCCGTGTGCTGGATGCCTTTCACGTAGTAATACGACTGGGCCAGCTCACTCATTACATACACCAGGTCGCCTTTTCGGACAAACGGAACGTCCGGAGACTGTACTTTAATCTCCTTTTTGATTTTTCCTTCGTCGTCCAAGATTTCCTGTGCTGCAGATTTGGCGTCCGCAAGGCTTTCATCTTTACCTCTCGTATAAATTCTCTGACGGATACCATACTTTGTCTCGCCGTTTACCGTGGCTTCAACACTGGTTCTTCCATCATCGTCTGCCTTCCCTACAACCTTGACCCTAGTAATCATATCTGCTGTGCTTATGCTCTGACTGAACATCTGCGTGTTATCTGTCCGGAATACATACACCGTCTTATTGCTTCCTCTCGGAATAACGGATGTCTTACCTTTCCTGGCCTGCACAAAGCACTGCTCTTCGCCTTTTTTTGCTGCATCGTCCAGCAAATTGATGATGATGTCTGACAGATACTTATTGTTCTCCACCGTTTTGCCGTGTGAAGCATTCGGGCCTTGATATGATCCCTGCGGTATCTCCCAATCATCAAAAATCCCTTCTATCGCCGACTTTGTGCCGGTTCCGGAAGGGAAATATCTGTTGTCCTGGCTCTTCTGTAGCTTGTAAAGCTCGTCGTAGCAGGTACATTTCAGCGTATGTCCTCCGCTCTTTTCAACCGGATTCCACGTTTCCACGTACCCTCGTGCTACTTCCTCGTCCTGGGAAGCACCGTCTGTTGCGAATACTCCGACCAGGCACCCCGGCTTGATTATCTTCGACAGGTAACCCTTGGATGTCTTATCATTCTTCGCCACAAATGAGGTTCTGACGGATAACTCGCCGTCGTTCTCTTCCCATCCGAGGTTTTCGATGTACTCCTTGATGTTGTACTGGTTCTTACTTTCGTCCATAACCACGACCCGGTACTGGATTTTCGCCAAATCAATCATAGCGTGCCTCCTATCCTGGGATTGTCAGAACTTCTCCTGGCCATATCCAGTGACCGTGATCTGAACTGCTCTTTCCGTGTTTCTTTGCTGTGGACTCTATCGTATCCTTGTTTGCATCGTAAATTGTCGTCCACTTGGTACCGCTTCCCAGTTTCTTTGAAGCGATGCCCCACAGCGTATCTCCGGAGACTACTGTATAGTTGCCTCCGCTCGATGATGAACTGGCTCTCGGCTTCGTTTTCCTTACAAACGCCGCAATTTTCAGTTCATTTGTACTGTAGATTTTCAGCGGTTTCTTCTGAACAAACGTAATGGAATACTCGACATTGCCATACGCTCCAACCGGTCTCGGCTGAAATGAAGAAATCGTAACATCCACGTTTATCCACGTTTCCGTTACGATCAATGTAAGCACTGTCTCATTCAACATATAGTCATTCAGAATTTTTACACACTCATTTGGACTTTTCCAGGCATTCGTCTTGACGATTGCCTCATTCTTCTTTGATGCTCCAAAAAATACACCGTCCCACGAAAACTCTGAAACATCCGTCCCCTTAGGTATCTTTACGGTACCCAGGGAGATGATGTCAAAACTTTGGTACTTGGCTGCATATTTGCCCTGCACCTTTTCGGGTAGAGCCGGGAACGTAAACTTTGAACCCTTTTCCACCGGAATTAGTTTAATATCCATTGCCTACGCTCCTTTCGTGCTTGTTACCGGCATATTGGCGAATACTTCGCTTAACTTGTCGGCGATGTTTCCGCCGAGTTCGTCTGCAATTTCGCCTAAGTGCCTTCTGATTACGGCAACAATATCTTCCTCACTCTGACCTTCCTTCGCCTCAATTTGGAAATTCGGACTAACTGCAACATTTACACTGATCGGACCAGTCTGTGGTGTAGAGGCCGGAACCTCTGAACTTACCGGAGCAAATGTTTCTGCTGAGTTGTCCTCATAATTACCTTCTGTGGTTTCGTTATAGCCATAGGATGCGTTTCTTGTCGCCTCAGTGAATAAATTATGGTCTGATACCATATCACTCAAATTTGAGCCTTCTATACGGCCGCCGTCTGCGTGCTTAGAAACGCCGAGTGCCTCGCCTGCCTGCTCGTACAATTCAAGCGCTCTTGTCCTTCGGCTTGGATTTGTCGGGATAACAAACTCGTCCCAACCTTCCTCTGCCAACCATGACAACTGAGGACCGCCACCAACTCGACCGCCCGCAGCGTGTTTCGCCGGTGTGGATGTCGTTGTTGGAATTGTCGGCAGCGTCAGCAGGTTGTACTTCGGTGTTACGTTTACCGTTGGACTGATGCTGAACGGACTTGCCGTTGCTGTATTGAGAGAGGTCTGCAGACTGGTCCTCAGTCCTGCTGAGCCATTGGTAAGACTCGTTGACGCTCCCGTGTTAAGAGATGTTCCGAGGTTTGTGCCGGCTGTCTGCCACTCTGACTGCAACGTAGCGAAATACTCGTTCGAGATAGGACCGTAATTCTCCATGACCGTCGAAAAATCAAAATCGGCCATCTGATCTTGCATATACTGTTGCATAAATGTGCTGAGTGTTTCTTCACTGCCGCTGTTCTCCAGGGCATTGTGAAGTGCTTCCGAATAGGACGTCTTGACACTCTCGAAATACTCGCCGTAGTAGTCCGACATCTTCTTTTTCAGATCTTCTGTATTCAAGCCGATTGACTCGCCTTCTGTCGGACCTGTGATGGACTCCATGAGTTCCGTCCAGTCCTCATTGGTCATTGAATCCCAATCGATTGCTTCCTTGATTTCCTCTGCAGTCGGTACAGAATCTTTGAAATCCTGCATAATCTTCTCTTTGGTGCCATCCGGTACCGCAAGTGCCGTCTGTAAAATCTGAGTCGCAATGTCCGTCTGAACTGCCGTATCGAGATTGAGCTTGTCTAATCCCATCCAGCTTGCCACATCAGCTGCAGTCCAAGTCTGTACGTCCGGGTGTGCCAGCAGCGCATTGTTCAAAGCTGTTTCCAGCTTCTCCTTCGTGCTTCCCTCAATCTCCGGCATATAGCCTTGAAGTGAGGAGTCCCACGCCTCGGCAATCGTTTCCAAGTTGAACGAAGATACTCTTGCGTTAATCTCATTCAGCTGGGCGTAGTAGCCATCGGTCGCCTCTTTCACGGCCGCATCGTACTCTTCCTGCGTGATAGCTCCGTCTGCCAGCTGCAGGTTCAGATTTGTGAGCGTGAGCGTAAGTGCCTGCTCGTACTGATCCGACGCATTACTTACCTGCGTCTGCAGCTCTTCCTGCAAAGCATTGAAACTATCCATATCCAGCTCTGCGCCGGAATACTTAATCTTCAATGTGTCAAATTCCGCATCCGTCCTGGCCTGCGAAATCTTTCCTGTGATAGCAGAAATCTGATCCTGCAAGCTCTGAATTTCTGCAGACTCGTCAAGACTGATAACACTATCCTCTAAGGCAATATCCACTTTTCCGCTGAGTTCTTTTCCCAAATCGTCCAGCTGTTTCTTCATGCTGCCATAGTAGCTGTCGATACCGCTGGTATCTGCGTCGGTTCCAGTGAGCAGTTTCAAAGCGACTGTCGCCTCATAATGGTTGTTGTCAATATAGGACTGGCTATCGCTGATGAAGTTTTCGATTGCACTCTTGTAATCGTCCTTCTGCAGTTCATCCAGTTTCATCCCTAAGCTGACTTTCCAGTTTTCCTTTTTCAAGGTCGATACTGATGATTGCAGGTCGCTAAGTGCCTGCTGTGTGTCATTGGTTGCGGTTGTGAAGGTGTTCAGTCCGTCCGTCATATCGCCGAATGTAATATCACTCGCAATACTCTTGACCTCTTCCAGGGATAACTTAATCTTTCCAAAAGCATTCTTTGCCACGTTTTCGCACTCTTCCTGGAACATAGCTGAAAACTGCTCTGCAGAAACCTCGCTATCATTCATAGCATCCTGCAGAGCCTTATTCTGAAATCGTACATCTTCGATTGACAAACCGGTTGCCTGGAAAATCTTCTGAGCTTTCTCGGCTTCCTTCTGCATTTCTTCGACATTATCCTGGTACTCTTCTTTGACCTTATTACCCTTGATCCATCCTGCGATACCTCCGACACCGGCACCGATTAAAGCGCCGACCGCTGTACCAAGACCAGGAATTACAGAACCAAGCGCTGCACCCGCCGCCGCACCAGCTGCTACACCGCCTGCTTTCCAAGCGGCTGACCCACCGTAAGCGGCTTTCTCGTCCTTATTGTCAGACTTGATAGATTTATACAAATCCATTGCACTACTTACGAGTGTTGCACCACCGGCAATCGCTCCTGCTCCTGCGCCCATTCCGACTGCAGATAAAGCTCCTGCGCTTAGTGATGCGCCCCCGGCCAGGTTTCCTGCCCCGAGGTTGATTGCCAGCATTGCCGACTTTCCGAGAAGTCCGGTACCCATTGCAGATGAACCGAGCATTGCTGCTCCAAGTCCCATCTCTCCTGTTCCCGAACCTAATACTGTCTTTCCTGCTTTACCCAGGTTGATTGCTCCCTTGCCAAGACTGATAAACGGACTGGCAATCTTACCGAGCAATACCGCCGAGAATACAGACGACAAATCTGCAGACTTACCGCCCGGAAGCAGTTTGCCCGCATTTGATACTAAATTACCGAGTCCATCCATCAACTTCGCAGACACGGCATCGAAATCAAATCCCTCTGAGAATCCTTTAGCGAACGACGCTCCGATGCTGGTTCCCTCGTCGAATGTTTCCGAGATGTCAATACCGAGCATTGTCATAACGCCGATCTTAATTCCGCTACCGATGCCTTTTCCGATGTCTCCGGCGAAATCAGCAAATTTTGCCTTTCCTTTGGTGTCCCACCACTCCTTGAACGGATCAGCAATAAATTCATCCCAGCTCAGTTTCACCTTGCCGAGGAAATCTGCGTTTTTCCATTCTTCTGACTCTGTTAAGTCATGGAATTTCTTCTTCATGCGGTCCACTTTTGTATCTACCCAGTCCATCATTTCATCAAGACCGGATTCAACCGCTGGCATCTGATCGGTAAGCCAATCTGCTAGGCTTCTCACGTATGGAGATAACCTCTCACCAAATGAGATTTTCACTCCGTCTACTGCACTCTGCAGCAATGTGATAGAACCCTGCAGGTTATCCATCATCGTTTCAGACATATTCGCTGCTGCTCCGTCTGCATTGTTGATGGCATCTGCCAACTTATTGTAGTCCTCTTCCGAGGCGTTCAAGATAGCAAGCAAACCTTTCTGTGCCTGTGTTCCTGCGATTGTATTTGCCAGGTTTGACTTCTGCTCAGCCGTCATACCTGCCGTAGCCGTCCTTAACTCACCCATCACATCAGATAAATCCCTGGCCTGTCCGTTGGAATCAAAAAAGCTGATGCCTAAGTCTTTCATAGCATCAGCCGCTCCATTGGTGTTCGTCGATAATCTCGTGAATATTGAGTTGAGTGCCGTACCGGCCATTGTCCCCTTAATTCCAGTATTCGCCATTAAGCCTGTCATAAGGGCAACATCTTCTATGGAGTAACTGAGCGATCCTGCCATAGAGCCTGCATATTTGAAAGTCTCGCCCATTCCGGAGACTGTCGTGTTCGCATTTGATGCAGCCGCCGCCAAAACATCTGAGAAATGTCCGGCATCACCGGCTTTCATGTTGAACGCCGTAAGTGCATCCGTAACAATATCGGATGTCGTTGCCAAATCTTCTCCGGAAGCTGCCGCCAAGCTGAGAATGCCTTCGATACCGTTCAGCATATCGTCGGTTTTCCATCCAGCCATTGCCATGTAGTTAAACGCCTGCGCTGACTCTTCGGCTGTGAATTTCGTGGTTGCACCCATTTCCTTTGCCTTATTCGTCAGTTTGGCAAGCTCTGTGCTGGTGGCTCCGCTTATAGCCTGGACCTGTGACATTGCGGCCTCGAAGTCCTTGTATGTCTCTATCGTGTCTTTCAGACCGATACTGACTCCAAGGACCGCTCCGACTTGGAAGATCGGATTCTTCAACAGGTTTATGATCCCTCGAACCGGGGAGGTTATGAGGTCAATCGCTCGCATTGTAACGCTCCACGTTTTCCCTGCAAAACTCCTTAGCCCATTACCCAGCGTAGAGAGTACCGGACTGATCCGTTCCTTTGCTTCAAGCAGGACTTCGTACTTTTCTTTCGCCCAGCTTGCTAGGCTCTTCTCGGTTTTCTGAGCTTGCTTGTCAAACTTGGAAACTGTGTCGCTCGCTTTCTTGGCTGAACTATTCGCACTATTGGCCGCTCGTTCCATCTTCTCGAATTTCTTCGTAGCATTGGAGACTCCCGGATCTGTATTATCAACCGTCTCAATAGGAATTTCGATTCTAAGTGTTTCCGCCACCGTCATTACCTCCTTTCTGTGATTCTAGGGTTGTCCGCATAGACGCAAGCATGAATGCCTGCACGCCTTTCGGTTTCTCGTAAAATTCATCGGGGGTTATTCCTGTCTTTTGGAATATGTGATGTAGCAAGCACATCTTGCCCCCGGCTTCAATTAGTTTTTTGCTACTTCCTCAATGTTGCTCTCGTAGCCGCTGAGGGTGTCGATCGCATCAATAATGCGGTCTTTCTCGCCAGCTTTAAGTGTGTACTCGATTACATCCAGGCCGGACATAATCTGAAATCCTTTGCTTTCAAGCGCCTGCCATACCTTCTTGTTGTCCCATAACTTCTCTCTATCCTCTGCGATAGTCGCCTTATGGATGATTGCTGACTGGTACTTGATGCGGTCTGTGTCCTCCGGCATCTTGATACCAAGCTGCTTATTACGAACATACTTTGTAAATTTCTTACGGCACTTGTCGTACTCCTCTGAGCCGAGAGGTCTGATAGAGAATGCAAAAGCGAGCTTGCCGTTTCTGACAATCTCAATCCTCTGTGTTTCCTCTTCATCGGAAGCGAAATCTGCAGCCGCAATCAGACCTGCGATGAAGTCCTCCTCATTCGCTCTGATTACCTGCTTTGTTTCCTCTTCGTTTGTCTCCACTGTGCTTACTGCAGGCTGAGTATTCTCCTCAGCTGTTGCCTCGCCTACTGTTACGCCTTTTACAAATTCTTTAGCCATTTGAATGTCCTCCAATTCTTTTTGATTAAATAAAGGGGAACCGCTCCGGCTCCCCTACTGGTTTCTTATGTGGTACCTCTTATCTGTCTACGCCGAGTAATGACTGTAACTTAGGCGGTCTGTTGACAAAGAAGTTCCAGTTTCTCTTGATAACATCGCCGACAGTGACATTCTGAATGTCGATCTGTCCGGAAGGGATACACTCCTTGTAAACCACACGCTCCTCAGAACCATTACGTCCGAGAAGTGAACCCTGGAAGTTCCAGTGCGGCGGGATTTGAGTCTCTAATGCCTCCATGACCTCTACAAAGAACTGGTCGTCCTCTACTACGATCTGAGACATCGTGAGGCTGACAGCAAATGTGTTGGCTGTCTCATGTTCCTGCGCATCTCCAAGCACACTGTACTTAGCATTGTTGTAGTTCACGTTGGAAGTGAACGTATCAACGGTCGCAAGTAAAACGCCGTCCTCGCTGTAGAACGCTCCGTCCTTACCGGTACGTGCGTGTCTTGAATCACCGGCGGCTCTCTCGTTTCTAATCATCGCTTTTTACCTCCTTCTACTCATTGGTGCTGAAACGGAAAATAAAGCTGAGGTAGATATGCTCCATAGAATCCTTATCGATAACATCGATGTCGAACCATGCGGAGTCTCCGTCTGCTGTGTAAGCAGAACTCTCGCTTACTGTGCAGGCTACCAGCTTTCCTTCCTCTCTCATTGCATCACCGACTGCCTGCAACTGAGAAATTACAGTTGCCCGACCGTTGGTGTCGTTGTCTACCTTGCCTACCAGGTTGTCAGAGGTGGTATTGATACGTCTGATAAGCTCGAAACGAGTCTTAACACGGCGAATCTTTTTCCAGCCGTCGTCCTGGTTGTCCTTCGGCGTAATGAGGGTATTGATTGCATTATCAATCCACACCTGCTTAGCCTTGTTATAGCTGAGTACCAGGCAGCCTTTCTTCTCTGCAGCAATCATTTCAGTGTTTGTCAGCTTTTCCTTGATCTCGGAGAAGCCGCTGACTACTGTATGAGTGAGTGAAGAGTTTGCCGCTACTGCGCCGATCATACCGGCAATACGTGCTGCAGTCTGATAACCGTCGATCTCCGTACCCTGCTCATTCACATGGGCATTGAGAACGTAGTGCATCTTCTCGTCATTGAATGAAGCAGCGTGTGCTTCCCTTGTTTCCAGGTCTACCGTGTGCTTCTCAGCAACGACAGCCTGTGTAAGGGATGCCGCATCGAAAATACGATTGATGAAGCTCTGCAGAAGCAGATGTACCGAAGTATCCTCGGTATCGACGCAGATCGTGTTAAACTCATACGCCTCTACCTGCTTAAACGCATTGGAGTAGTCCCCATTCGTTACCTGCGGATCAGTTCCCTTTGTAAACTGGGACTGAGACACGTTCTGTAATGTTACGGTGCCGGACTTGATAACCTCTGCCTTGAAATTCTTGGAAGACGCCAGCGCATCCACAAGGGCATTAGCTTCGTCTGTTCCGGCGGCAAATTCCACCTTCTCAAACTCTGTTGTACCGGCATAAAAAATGCACTCTTTGAGAGTGCTGTCTGAGAGCTTTTCACGGACTGTTACTACAAAGTCCTTTGCTCCGGGATATTTTGCTGTGATGCTTACTGCATCTGTGCTTTCGCTGTCCTGCAACTTGATACTGCCCTGAGTGCCGCCGTTACCGACTCTGCAGGCGATGATCGTCTTTGCGCCACCGGCGATTGCCTCTTTCATTGCGTCCGTAGTAAGTGCGGTACCGAATGTTCCTTCGTAGCCATCCTCTGCAGATAACTCGATTGCCTCGTTGAGAGGACCGAAATCTGCACGGAAGATTACTGCGGTAACACCATTCATAACGCCAGCAGCGGCATTTCCGCCTTTCTTCTGAATGTTGAAATAGGTACCAGGACGCACCTTAGTTTCGCCTAAAATGAATGTTCCTGCCATTTCTACTTAACCTCCTTCTGTAAGAACTTGCTTACAATTTCCTTTGCCTCTGATACTGTGTACTCGGCTTTGCCGTCAGTTTTCAGAGCGGCTACAACGCATTCCTGCATTGTGCCGAATACGCTTCTTGCGTTGCCTGCAAGCTCGCTTACTGTGTAAACGGACTCTGCAGGGGCCTTTTTCTCCGGCTTCTTTTCTGCCTTTGTTTCAGCAGGTGCCGGAGTTGCTGTTTCCTTAGCCATGCTTTACCTCCTTAACTGTAATTTCCATGAGCTGCCATAAGCACGTGAGGCTTAGCCTTGTACCTAAGCAATCCATAGTGACCTGTGATGAATACCTGGCCTTCCTTCAAGTAGTCAGATTTGTAATTCACCTGCAGTCTCTTGATGAACATAGGCGAATGGTCCAGCATAATTACCTCTCCGTCGAGTGACAGGTGGTTGGCAATATCTGCGGCCATCTTCAATCTCACTGTGCTTTCCGGGCATAAAACATGGACGGCAATTCTACCGTCCATCCAGGCTACTGTATTCGTTTCTTCCTGCTTCTCAGATGAAATCAGTCTGCAGTAAACCACCGGCTGATCCGCTGAGGCTTCGGTTATCTCCTCCATCCGGTCATATCCCATAACCAGGCATTCCGGGTACAACTCCTTGATATACTTATCAACCGCCATTACCGGATCCGGATCGGACGTCTCCATAGACGGATATTCCAGGATGTCAAATCTGACTTCACAGCCGATTACAACACCGGCTTTTCCTGCATCCTCGCCCATAGTGAACGCATCCGTTCTCGCCCAGGTAAAGCAGTACGGCGTACCGCCTTCCGGAAGAAGGATCACATCACGCAGGCATTCCTTCACGATAGGCGCTATGTCCTCCGGGAATACATCTGTTGTGTTCTGACAGAATATCGATACCGAAAGACTACCGGCACTGTTTCGTTCTTCGTTTGCCTGCAGGTCGTAGTTGTAAGTTACCATAGGGTACTGCGTTTCACCGCCCCACCCATCTTGTTCGTCGCCCGGTGCTTCCGGACTAAAAACAGCAGGCACACCGTTGTAGGTTGTAAGCCTCTCTGCGAGTGCTGCCGTACTGACGAACCTTTTCTGAATCAGTTCTTCCAGCTTCACTCTGTCGCTCCTTCCTCAGTGTCCTGCTTTTTGATGCCGTAGGTCTTGACCTCCGACATATCGTGTGAATATCGGATTTCCCACTGAGCGTCTACCGCTTCATCAATGGGAATCCGAAAGTGATTAGTTACATTGCCGATACCCGGATGATACTGGACAATCAGCTCCTTCTCGGTGGCTGATGTTACAAATCCGGCTTTACCTTCCGGCCATGTGCGATGCTTGCCATAGACCAAATCGCCCCTGGCAATTTCGCTCAAATCGAAGGTTGCTATCGGCTGTTCTACTACCAGTGCCATATATCATGCCTCCTTAGCCATACGGCTCCTTGTAAATTTTCTCAATTTCCGGGGTTGCCTTCTCCTTGATCTTGTCTACGAATGGTCTTGCTGCCATTTTCTTCGTTCCGTTTTCAAGGTAGCCAGCATACTTCTCTTGGCTTTCCAGCTCTGCAATGATTTGGACTCCGCCACCAGCGGTACTGCCTTCACTCTTTACCTGGCCATTCCAGTGCATACGGAGATTTCCTGTACGTCTTGCCGGTGGTTCTCCTGGTGCCGAAGCTGTGTAGGTCGCTTTGCTGTGCGGTTTGCGATATGTTCGCCCGCTTCTCTGACCTTTTAGCACTTCCAGCTCTGCGTTCCTCATGGCATTCACTGCCCTAACGCCCCTGGCTACGACTTGTCGGTTGATTTTGGCTACCTGTCCTTTGACTGTTGCCCTTATGGCACTTCCTGCACTCCCTGCTTTTCCATCGTTCCACAGCTTCACTTGACATCCTTCCTTTCCTCGGCGTAGTAGATTGTGGATATACCCAAGCTACCCACCTCGTCCAGGTCGATAATGTAAAACGCGCGATTTCCGAGTATGAGTTTATCGGACTTCTTTGCCTCCGGACTGCCTGCCTGCACAATCGTATGGGTGCAAACACGGTCTCTCGTTGAATGAGATTCCTTCTGTTCCTTCGTAGACTCAGCAAGACATCCTCTGATGATCTTTGAGCCGTCTCCCTTTGGTGCGTTTGCTACCCTTCCGCTCGCTGTTACAACCTGCGTATTTGGCTCGACAACAAAATCCTTGAATAAGTTTCCCGGCCTTAAATACATAAATCTCGCATTTATCATCCGTTCCACACCCTCTCGTTTTCGTGCATTCCGGTATGGAAGTAAGGCGGACCATCTACCCCATTTCCGAACCGTGGCACTGACACTGATTCTGCCTGGACCTCTTTTTTCAGCTTGTCGTAATCTTCTTTCCAAAGTTTCGCCCTGCCATTCATATCCAGGCTGAGAGGACCAGTCTTTGTGTTGACCTCATACGCAAAACGACGGCACAAACTTTCAAGAAGCATCAGCTTCGCACGCTTCCACTTATTCGGGTATGCGTCGATTGCTGCTTGTATCTCCTCGTCGGTCAATGCCGTCGTATCTGCCAGGCCCTCTACCATCGTGTCTCCAAGTTCAAACCTCATACGATCTTTGCCAAACTCCGTGATGTTTCCCGGCTCATATGTGTATGCACCTTTTGACATTAGGTATCAGCTCCCTCCGTAATGCTGTCTGTGGTTGCGTTACCGCCTACGGATTCGTTTGAATTGCCGTCAGCGGAGAATAAAGTGTCGTGCTGTTTCTGAGCCGCTTTCTTGACCGTAGCGCGTGTGTCTAAGGCGTGAAGCAAAATCAGAACGCTGTCGGACTGTACGTTGGCTACTGCCTTTGCACCATCGTCCGCATTCATCTGCAGTACATCGACCACAGACTGAATATCCTCTGCACTGCAGGAAACCGCCGTCACATTGTCACCCTCGCCCTTGACTGTCACGGTAAAACCGGCATTGTCGGAGTCGAACGGTTTAAGCTCTGCGACTGCGGACTGGATCATCTCGTCCACCTGCTCTTGCGAATAAAGGGCACCGGACTGTTCCGGTACCCCTGCTTCGTCATTTGCGATTGAGATTACGCCGAGTTTTTCTTCCCTCTCGACATTTAACACAATGTCTGCCGGGATTTCATCCCCTGCGAAGAATTTTCTGCCGCCATAACTGCAGCGTTTCTTTGCAATCAATTTCATGGCGAACCTCCTTATACAGCGTCGCAACCGAAGAATGCGAGATCATCTGCGGTTTTCTTCATGTCGTAAGCCATAAGACCCTCAACGAGCTCTGAATGTGTTCCAGGTGTGCCAGGATAATTCAGAACTGGAAGCAAAATTCCATTCTCCAGCATATCCCATGTGAAGATGTAACCTGCAGAAGGCTCCTCGATGGAAGGTGTGTCTGTCGCGTATGCTAACAGGAATGAGTTCGGATCCCCGATATATCCCATATCTGCATTCTGTCCTAATCCAGCTTTGTTCTGAACGGTTCTGTCGAGAACAATTCTGTCAATTTCAAAGAGCTGTGCCAGTACGTTAAGATTTACCTTTGCCGGGTTAGGAGTAGAACCGCCGTATTTTACCCTCTCGAGGATTGCCGGGTGCTCTTTTAACGCATTGTAGACGTTTACACCCAATCCAAGTCTGTTAGGGGTGCGGCCGGTTTCCTCATTGATCTCAGTCATTTTGTTCTGGAAGAAAGCGATCGGGTCACTGTTACCGTTGCTGAACTTGATAAACTGTCCGGATGTAACAGACACGGAATCGGTGCCTGTTGCCTCGTTTTTCCATACTCCTTTGCGCATGAATGATTTTGAAAACTCTGCATCCTGGTGGATGTTTGCCTGTGTTGCAATCACCTTAGTTCTCTGCTGGCGCGGGTCTTTGGTGCGAGGTCCCTGTCTGCGATTAAGGTCTGTCTGACGGATATTATCAATACCCATAATCATCTGATCTACGTGGCAGGCATAGTTCTCTGTATGCTCTGAGATTACTGCCGGGTCAACTGAACCGTATGCCGGTTTTCTATTCCAGTTATCACGTAACAAATCCTCTTTATCAAATACATAGTAATTGTCAGAGGACAGCTGCACCGGGCAAACAGGAAACATATTCTTTGCAAAAGATGTTGTTTCCTGCTGATAGTAAGCCAGCGCCATTGTTGAAAGCGCTGTGTGCGGTCTAAATGCACCCTTTGCAATTTCTGCCTGGATGCTTTTTGTTGTTCTTTTCATTTACCATTTCCTCCTTCTTTATTTTGCGGCATTCTTCTGATACTTGGAAATCTGAACTCTAACATAGTCGTTCTCCGCTGCATTGCTGAGCGCCACGCCGATCACATAATCTCCGTCAGCTGCCTTTGTTGCTTTTCCTGCGGTTGCAGTTACCTCTTCGCCCTTCTTGATGGCTCCGCCAGCAAGAATGTAGCCGATGTCCTTAATCTGAACATCTACCTGGTCGCCCTTTGCAACTTTTCCGGACTCTGCTCCGGAGATGTCGTTATAGCCTGCCTCAATAATTGCAATGCCTACGATAGGTGCTGTGCCGTCGGTTGCTACGACTACATCTCCATTCTCGTCATATTTGAGAATGAGGTTTCTCACATCGTCGATAGCAGCACCGGCCTGCTCTGCGATTGTCACAGACTGGTTAATCTGTGAGCCGTTGAAGTTTCTCTTTGCCATGGTCTTTTCCTCCTTCCTTAAAATCCTTCCTCAGCGTCGTATGCGTCCATAAGGTCCGGGTTATCTTCCCAAGCCTTAGCCAGCGCATCCGTATAGCTCATGGAAGGTTCTTTCTGCATATAGCTCTTGGCGATACCTTCGATCTTGCCCTCTGCATCACTTACGTGCACAGAGCCGTGGCCGGACTTGCCTACCTCAGAAAAAACGCCGGACTTGTTGACCGCTTCCACGGTGGCATCAAGAACGGCGATCATATCGTTGTATGCAGTTCCACCGGTAGCTCTGAGAGATTTGAGCATAGGTACAAGCTCCTCTTTCTTCTTGCCGATGATTTCATACTTGCCTGCTACGGCTTCAAGTTCTCTGTTCTCAGCATCCTCACGGAACTTTCTGAGTGCTTCGATTTCTGCCTTAACAGCAGGATTGAGTCCCTTGTAGATGTCCTCGCCATCTGCAGGTGTTTCCTGGTTCTGCTCAGGCTTCTCAACAGACTTTGTTACCGCAGGTTTTCCCTCCGGAGTCTGCTCTGTCTGAGCCGGGTCGTCTGCCACGCCGTATCTCTTCTCAATATCTTCGAGAATGAGAAGCTCAGCCTGGGTCATTTTGCTCTTGTCGATCTTCATATCTTCGTTGTCTCCTTTCGACTGTTTCTTTTTGCCCTGGTCCTTTTTGTCCTCTGTGTCTACCTCCGGATCGTCTCCTTCTCCGGCATGCTTTCCAGCGGCGGTCTGTGCCTTCTCGATGTTGTCATTCAGCCTTGCAGCCGCAGACTTCATCATTGCCAGGTCACTCTCCGTCACCTCGTCACTCTTTACGATGTTGATTACCTTTCCGCCGGACCAGTTGCTAATCGCTTCCTTCACTACTGCAGTGAACTCGTCAAGGCTCTCATTCATCGCTGTTGCTGCGCCGGTGCTATCCAGCTCCTCGTCATTCAGAATCGAACAGAGGCTTGCCTGCAGTGCGTAGCATATATCCCAAATTTCATCAGCAATCTTTCTGTTCTTGATTTCATTGAAACGCTCGTTGAAACTAACAGAGTTGCCTTTCAGAACTTCCTCTACTGCACTGTCGATCTCTTCCTGGTTCATGCCGGCCTTTTTGCCGATGAAACCGAACAATCGGCTGACAAAACCATTCTTATCGCCATTCTCTCCTGTGGACTGCCCCTTTTCGCCTTTACTCTTTGTTAGCTTAATGTGAGCATCCGGATTTGCACCTTCATCTACAAAATCAACCTTGCTGATTCTGAGATTTTTTAACTTTGTTGCCACTTTGCTTCCTCCTTTCCGCAAGATTTATATTAAAAAAGACACCTTTGCGGTGCCTCTCCTAATAACGGAATGATGTTTCTGTTGCTGATAAACTCTTCTAACTGCTCTACTGTGGACTCTCGCAGGTTATTCAAACCGTAGCGGTCCATAAATTCGAGCAGGAAATCAGAAAAAGGCACCATATCGGATGCCTTGCTGATCTGTTTTATCAATTTGTTCTTTTTGCTTAGATTTGTCTCCATAATGTGAACTACCTATGCCCTTATTACACTCTCATATGTGGAATTATAAGGTTAAGACTGCTGAAAAACTCAATACGCCCCATTTTTACAAGGTGTTTTCATCTTCTACTTCGACTCTCTCGGCTTCTCCTTCGATTGAGAACATCGGATATGTGCCGTCCTTAACCTTTTCCCATACATCCTCGTCGGTTACTTTGAAGCCGATCCACCAACCAATCGGAAGAGTGCCTGCCGGGATTCCCATTGCCTGCATTTTTTCTTCCGTGAATACCACAGATTCAACCAGGACTGCAGCTCCGCCTCTTTCGTGCATTTCTCCGCCTTCACGATAGAGTAACACATACTGGTATGCTGCGTTTTCCAGCTCTTCCGGCTCGATGATGTCCTCCTGCCAGTCCTCAATCTCTTCTCCGTCAGCACGGATAGCCACATTCGCCCAGCCAAATGCCAGGTGCTTGTCGTCGTCGGACTTGGCAATCTTAAACCTGCCTTTAATCACATTGCTGGCAGGCTCTTTCTTCTGCGGTTCTGCAGACTTCTTGATGAAATCAGAGAACTTCTTCACTTTCTCACTTCCTTCCTCTCGGTGCAGCCACTTCGATATACTCGATAGTGCAGGCACATCTCGGGTGTGCAGGTGGTAACATGTGTTGTCCTGCAAACAGAACCTTTCCTTTGAAATCAAAGTCGGAGTCCATATCTACCTCGGTACCTTCCAGCGCATTGCAGATGTCGCACACCGAATCGTCTCCGGATGTACTCCATCTCTTTACCATCGTTCCAAGATACCCTTCGCCCTGTGCCTGGCGTATGCCTTCATCGGCTCCACGGTTATAAGCAAAAGCACTCTCGGTCTGAGCGATTGTGAATGCCCTGGCCCGGTGCTGTTTCTCTGCATATTTCTGAGAAGCGTCCAATGCCTTCCGGCGGATGCTCTCAATCTTCATTCTCGGATGCTCTTTTCGCATCGTAGCCACGATATTGTCATAATACCTGGCGTTTGCTCTTGCGTCACCCTCTGTCAGACCGATGCATGGACGAATGAGCCTTGCCAGTTCATCTACTGTATGGCTCTCTCTCATTTTCTTTTCCAGGAGTGCCGCTATTGCGTCCTTCTGTTCTTCTGTGCATCGGGTGACAAACTCAGCTCCTCTTTCACTGATCCAGTCGAGAACGCCAGGTGTCTGAGTGTTAAACTCAAAAGCGAGACCGTCCAGGATTGGTTGCCCGGTTGGTCCCGCTGCTATTGCCTGCGTCCACATTGACTGCAATCTCTCGGCAACAAGCACTGAGTAATCCTGTTGCCAAGCCTCTAACGTCTCTTTACTAAGGCTTCCGTCCGCTACTGCTTTTCGGAGTTCCTGGTACGTGATGGCGTCTTGCTGATCCTGCCAAAACCCGCATAGGATTTCAACCGGTTCGTCACATTCGCTCTGCAGGTACTCTTCAAGTCTGCGTAGGACTTCTTGACTGCCCGGTGTCTTTGCCTTGCGTATTCGCTTTGGTCGTATGAACCTTATTGCCATTTGCACCGCTCCTTCCTAATCGCCTTTTAGCGGCTTCCGCCACATTGTCGGGGATTTCTTCGCCTTCGTCGTTTCCATCGCTTCCTGCGGCTGTCTCAGGCTCCGGTGGCTGGTTCTGCTCCGCCTGTTGCTTACGCCGCTGGTCTACTGTTCTGTCGTCCGTTGTCCTCTCCGGCAGGTGTCCGACCTGGCGAATGTAATCTTCCAGTCCGTCGTCCGGTACTAAGATTCCGATGCCAGTCATATCCTTGATGAATGCCGCAACCTTCGTTACGTCCACATCTGCAATGTCGCCGTGGGACATCTTTGGGTACTCCGTGATGCCTGCAAAATGTTCACCGTTAATATCAATCAACGGCGGGATGCCCTGGCTGTTGAATGTCTCGCAGATCATGTCTAGGAATGCACCGATTGCCATAGCGAACAACTCCGTCTTATCGGAACTCAACGCCCAGGAACCGGTCTCTGAATGCCCTAAGAAAATAAAATCCGCCAGTACCGTCATTGCAATTCGGGTATCGTAGCGGTTGATGATCGCATTCGTGTCAAACTGTCGGGTGCCGCCGGAACTTAACAGCTCCAACTCATATCCTGCCGGAAGTACCACACCTTCCATCTCGTCTCTGCGAATACTCTTTACCATATTTTCCAACGCAATTCGTGTCTGCTTGTTGTCCTCAATATCATCGTTCCAAAGGTCTAGTCCTTCCGGTCCGTGCATTACCGGGAGTCCTGCAAGGTCTCTCTCAATGCCGATACCTTCAATCTCCTGGATTCGTCTCTTGAAGTACCAGGATCGGTAGGCATTTCTCAGAATACTTCGCCCTTCCGGATTATTCTTCCTGCTCTTTGTACGGAACAGCAATGCCTTACTCATTGGTATCGTGTACGTTCCGAAGTCCGGTGGCGGCATCTGAGTCATTCCCAGCAGATTGTCCTCATTGTCGTATTCCCATCTGTAGAGCGTTTCCTGCGCTCTGATAGGCAACTTCTTCCATCCAATCAAACCATCCGTGTACTTACTCTTCGTGGTTGGGTTCTTCGTATTTCCCATACGGCGCTTATACACGATCTCGTGGAAACTCCAACCGTAAGTGAGGAAAGATAAGATTTCCGAAATTGTGTCCGTCCAGGTGTCCTGCATATCGTGCATACAGCTTTCTACGAACTCTGCAGCCTCTTTGTCCTTTGCGGTGTCGCCTCCCGGCTCTACATTCCAGTCGCACTGTCTTACCAGCATCTCGATAGCGAAGAGGATCGCACCTACCACATCGTCATTCTCAGACATTTCACGGTAGACCTCTATTCCTCGTGTGCCTCTCAGTTCGTGAAGGAACTCTTCGTAGATTGTTCCTCCGTAGCGTCGCTGACCTATGCGACCGATTTCTTTGTTAGCCATCTGTTCTCACCTCACTTATTCCAATAACTGCTCTTGCCTAACTGGCTATCCTTAGGCGGTGCTGAGTATGTAGCACCACTCTCTAGCTCCGTAAATGCTGACGAACTTGCATCCACCATGTCCTTGAATTTGGACTGTGGGAAGTTCTCACACTCGTTGAAATACTCTTCATTCCACGGTGCAATCAGCACATCGACATTGCCTTTATCCATGCCTTCAAGTCCTAACCATTGTGCTGAGAACGGTTCTGCTCTCGTTACCTTGTCTCCGGACTCTTGAATGCACTTAACAGTAAAACCAGCCAAGAGTTTCATAAAACTCTGTGCCTGGTCTTTACCTGCCTGGCCTGGGTCCTGCGGAAGTCTTGTTGCTACCCTTCCGTATTTCGCCCTGTCGGCTATGCAGGTCTGCTTTATAATTTCTCTCACATCGGACGAACTTAACCGGCGATTGATAACGTCGGCCACAATGTACCGTCCGTTTCTTCTCTTTCCGATCAGCACGCCTGCTGTGTATGCCGGGTCTCCCTTTTCGTCCTCAGATGTTGCCGCAAGGTCCCAGCCTCTCGCCCACTTGATAACATCGGGCGGTATCTCTTCCAGCATATTTACCTTTACTCGCTTGAACATCAAACCTGCGGCAGCTTTAATCTTCCAGTTGCCATGCAGTAGTCGCTCTCTCTGCACAAGAGCCATCGCCTGCAGGTTGGCTAAATACCCTGGGTCATTCTTCATCAGAATTTTGTTATCATGCAGCGTACTCGCAATGAACGTCACGCTCTTAGGCATCGTCTCAGCCTGTTCCGGCTTGACACCGTTCTCAATAGCACCCTGCACTGCCTCTTCCCTGCTGTCAAACCAGGTAACGACCTCATTCAGTCGCACCATCCAGCGGATCACTCCCGACCGTTCCGGTATTGGGTAGCCGGTCTCTTGGTTTATCCACCAGGAAATGAACTCAGCAACCCAAGAGTCTGCGTCCGGGTTGCAGGTGGCTCGTACATACGGCTTTACACCGGAATCTGTACGGTTTCGAGACAGCATATAAAAGAACTGGTACTCGCTAAAGTGCGTCAGCTCGTCAAATCCTATCATCGTGAGCTGTGAACCCTGCCAGTCGTCGCAATCTTCATCACGTCCGAGGTGGGCGAAATTGACCGATGCGCCTCTTTTGAAAGTCCAGTGTAGTTTTGGTGTCTTTAACGGCTGGGAACCTTTCACGTAGCGGTAGATCTTTCGTGAACTATCCCATAAGCCTCCTGGAGATGTTACCTGCGTGTAGTCACGTCGGAAGATAGTTGCGTTGTAGTCCGGATTGTTCATGTACCGAAGCGGCTCTAACAGCAGTCCAAAGGTTTTTCCTCCGCCTGCAGCGCCTCCATAAATGCAAATATCCGCAGAGGTCGCTAAAAACATTTCCTGCGGTCCTTTCTGCGGAGCTAATACGATTTTCTCTTTCATCAATCGTCCCTCCCATTATCCGGAAGGTAAATCTGAACCTCCGCATCATTGTCGCTGGTCTGATCCACATAGTCCTGTGGTCTATCCTGCCAGCGGTCTCTCTGCCGGTTCTTCAACCAAAATATCTGAGCCGTGACATCCGGCGGTACGTGCTTCTTGGTCTTTTCAATCTTGACCGGTTTCACATTGCCGTCCTTGTCATACTCAATGATTTTCTTCTCTTCCTCGTACTCATAGCCGGTAGCTCTCTCGTAGAGACTCCTTATTACCTTCGCATCTGATACGCCTTTACCTTCTCCAAGCGCCTTGCCGAATGATTCGTGTTCCTTGGCCCATCGCATAATGGTTCGTTCGGAGACTCCCATGGCAAGGGCGATCTCTTCATTGGTGGCACCCATTGCAGCCAAAGACCACGCCCAGTTATCGTGGTAAGGGGCATTGTATTTTGGCTTAGCTGCCATACATTAACTACCTGCCACTGAGGTAGTCAGCACATAGGTACTCGATCAGTTGCCACCTGTTCTTACTCGTGATTGTCCCTTCCTTCTCAGCTTTCTTGATTGCCTGCTGAATAACGGAAGCGGACTCACCCGGTACCGCATTACTGCCAAACAGTTTAGCGAGGTAGGTCCATTCTCCTTCCTCTGTGAAACCGCAGTCGTCCATCTTCTGAGCGGCGTTCTCGATCATGGAGTGGATAGCCGCACCGACGTTTCGGATGTCCGTAAACTTCTGATACTTGCTAAGTGTCTCCACAAATCCCTTGCACTGCTCGTAGGATGCCACGCCCACAATGTCCGGAGCCTTTGATTCCAGGTCTTTAACCAGTGCGTCCATATCCTTTACCTGGTGCGGAAGGAATGTAAACGTCACATTCTTAAAATCAAACTGAACCGCAGGACTCAGCATCTTGTCGTACTGTTCCAGCGGTTCTTCCATGATCTCCTTGCCGACGAATGACTCAATCATATCGTCCACATCGTCTATCATCTTCACGATTTCTCTCAATGTACTGTCGTCGTCGAAACCGGAAATTGCATTGTGTGCCAGCTGCTTTGCCGCAATCTTGCTTCGTGAGAGACCGGACACATCGACAATAGCGATGATTTCCTTCATCTCTGCAGCACGTGCGCTCTTTACTCTGTGGTGGCCGCTGATGATTTCCAGCTTGCCATCCACCAAAACAAAAAGAGGCAGGCTTTCCAGCTGTCCTCGCTTCTTGATATTAGCAGTCAACTGATCCTGCATCTCGTTTTTCATTATCCTGGCGTTGATGTCCTGCTCCTTAACCTTATCCAGCGGAACCTTGGCGATCACCAAGCCGGAACCCATATCATAGATTACTTCGCATCCTTCGATTTGCTGGATGCCTTTGCTCTGTTCTTCTGCCATTCGTTTTCCCTCCTTAGCCATTCTTGAAGCGTCTGCTGTTCGGTTCTTCCCTCTACTAGTTCAGCCTCATACGTGAGCTTGTAGCCGTTCTTCTTGTCCTCAACCCTGTTTACCAGTTTCATGATGCCTCGTACCTCTTTGTTCTCCGGGTACCTGGTAAGCATTGCGGTGCGCATCTTTGTGACCTTCTCCTGTTCGATATTGTCCAGGAGTGTATCTACAAAATCTCTGTTCTGCGCCAGCATATAACACAGCCTGCCGAGGCGGTATGTCTTGTGTGGCACCTTCATCACGTACCAAACGAATACGCTGTCTGCCGCCATCTTCGAGATGCCGAATACCCCAGCCACATAGCCATCAATCAGCAATGCCCTGTTGAACGTCGCCGATGAACCGACAAAATTGTGAGTCCATAACTCTCTGTAATACTGAGCCTCTGCTGACTTAATCGGGATAACCTGTACCTTGCTATCTTCCCGGATCACATAATCTCTCGGAAGCATACTGCAGTCTAACGGCTGTAACTTACTCTCTGCCGGGCGCTTTATCTTCTTGCCGTTTGACAGGGCGGTTGCCTCTTCCTCCCGGTTCGTAGTGATGTAAGCATTCAAATCTGCTCTCGTGCCGGAGCGGGCGTATATCGTATATCCTACGGCTTCGCCTACTCTCTTCTCCTGGTAGCAGATAACCAACGCCTTCGCATCCATGCAGAGGTCGTAGAACTGCTGGTGTCCTGTCTCCGGGTCAAACAGTTCATACGGCGGTTCCTTCCAGGTCATCTTGCCCTGTGTGTCGTAGAACTTCTCATATCCGGAGAAGTAGGTCGGTGGGTTTGCAATAACCAAAGCGTGCGGATCGTCCAGCACCTCTTTCAGATGCTCCCACATATCTAATGGTCTGTAGCTCATGCCACCGAGCAGGTTCTTGATTACCTCTATCTGCCGATTGATACTCTCGATGTGTTCCTCTCGTCTGAGGCGTAGGTCTGTGAGTATCTGATAGAAATAATCATTGCCCGCATTTTTCGAGGTTCTGAGGTACAACTGCGCATACAATGCTGTTGCCGGGTCAAGAAGCTCTTCGTCACTAAAGCCTTGTGCATGGATTTCCAGTGGCTCTAATGACTGGCCGGTAATCGCATATCCGAGGACTGTTGACATCATATTGACGTCGCTGGTCTCGATCTGCTCCGGCTTAAACCCATTCTGTACTGCCAGGTTCGCCATTGCAAAGGTACCGGCACACGGCTCAACGAACCTTGTATATCCGGACTTTGCTGCAGTCTCTATCAGAGTAACAAGAAACTTCTGCTCCGACGGACCTAAGCACCCCAGGAACATTGCTCCCGGATCCATAAAAAATGCCATATCTTGTCTCCTTCCCTAAAAATTGTTCAATATATACAAAAAGCCGAGGCGGTTCCCTGGTACTGACCCGGGGATTTTTGATACCTGCCTCAGCATATTGCACAAAAAGACCTCAGACCCGAAGGACACTGAGGTACGTTCCGTGATAACAAATAAGGCACCGTACCCTTTCGGATGCGATGCCGTTGTTTTTGGACCGGAACCCTGCGATGAACAGGACCTTAGCTATGGAATAGCCACGTGCTACTTACACCAGTTCCGGATGCTATGATTAAATCCCTGCCAAACCAAACAAACTCAGCTGCTCGTAACCAGGTTCTTCCTTCCTGGTTTCGACTACCTTCTTGACAGGTTCCTTGCTTTCTTTCTTAGCTGCAGGCTTCTTGACCTTCGGCTCTGACGGATCGTATAACTCCTCAATCAGTTCTCCGGTCTGTTCCGCCCACCATTCAGCGAATACGGTTCTGTGACACCAGTCTCCTGGAACTCTCACATCTTCGTAGCAGAGAAGCACAAGTTCTTTCCCTTCTGCCCTTGCCTCCGCATTCATCTTCTCGACCATATCGATGATTCTGTCTGTGCCGATACCTTCCAACTTCTCGTAATATGCAGGCTTGAATCTGTCAAGCTCCATATTCAGCATATAGCCTTTCGGTGCCAGCGAGTAGCACTGCTTTCTCAGCGTGTACCCCAGCGGAAACTTCGGTGTTCCGATGCTTATTCCTACCGGGTAATACTTACCGCTCTGTAATTCCTTGTTGCTATACCTGCTAATCCAAATTGCCATCTCAATCACTCCTTTTATGCTGGTTGTTTATAGTTTAATTATACTATACAGACCTGCCTAAGTACACTGAAATAGCCTTATTTAACCGATTGTTCATATTTCCTCTTCGGCTAACTGGCAGGGATTTCGCCCTGCCGTGCCTGCCGTTGGGAAGAAATACAACTGGCTATTTTTAGGGGTGACATTTGGGTTATCGGCTAATTAGCATATTACCACTTGGTAATTCTTTATGCAACCTACTCATTTTCTACCAGGTTGTTTTACAGCCACAGGGAGCGTTTAGAAATCCGCACCCAGTAAGTAAATAGCCACAATGCCACAAGCTATTCCTATGTCCTTGTAGACGGTCTTATCACTTATGTTTTCTACTTCCGAAATTTCCTGCACCGTGTAGGGTTTTTCGTCCAGGTACATCATGCTTAACTCCCTATAACGACGCTTCGCCTCTTCGCTTCCACTCTTTTCGCACTCCTCACGGTACATTTCGGTCGCTTTTTCTATCCGAAACACACAGTATAAATCCTCTTCACGCTTGCGCTCCGTATCTTTGATTGTCCTCTCGGACTTTCCTGCTATCTCTCTTGTGTTTCCCATAAGGTCCTCAATGAACTTCCATCTCAGTTCTGCCTGCTCCTCCGGAGTGAACTGCTCTCCATCCGATAATGTCGCCTTGATTCTTCTGTATGAGCTGAGCAGTTTCTTTGTCTTTCTGACTTTGCTATCTTCCTTCTTTCTCCTACGCTCTTCCTTCTTCTGCTCTTCCTTGTATGCCCTTACGCCTTCCTTGGCACCGATAGCAGCTATTTGGTTGATCTGTTCCTGCGTTAGTGGGAAGATTGCTTCGCCCTTTGCCTTCTCCTTATTCTCCGTTGCCATAATGTCGCCTCCTTGACTCTTTTCGCATTTGCGAGTATAATATTCTCAGTCACGAGTCGTCCTGTCAAAGGGGCGGCTTTCTTTTTGCTTAATGGTTTCTTGCTTTGCAGGTTGCGAAGTGTGAGATGTAACCGAAACCTTCTGCTTTCTCTGAATCTACTTTATCAGCGCATACAACCTCGCCTTCCGGCGTTACTATCTTTTCCTTCGCTTTAACTCCTGCTCCTGGCCTGCGGTAGCTTATCATCGTAGGATCAACCGGCATATTCTTTCCGGCTACTGTTCTTACCCACATAATCTGACATCCGCAATTCCTGCAAGTACCAAACGGATTGTAGGACCTCATAGGATTTTCTCACCTCCTTTTCACCATCGTGTATTCTAATGCCTCTTTTACCACTACGAGGTCTAATTCTTCCACATCGCCGCTTTCTATCAAATCCAGTTGCACTTGATATTTATTTCTTTTCTCCTCGTAGTAATCACATTTTCCGTAGCGGTCACAACAACTTTCGCTCGGACAATCGTAGACGATATGGCCTTGATCATCTCTGAAATGATGCCCGCAGTCTCCTTTGAATTTCATACAATTCTTACACTGCATTGGTTGCCACCCTCCTATTCTTTTTTCTCAGACCACGCACAGCCATATAAAAAATATAACCCCTGCCACAAGCAGTATCGGGGTAAGCAGCACGATTATTCCTGCTACTATTGTTGCTATCCATTCACTTACTCTTGTTTCATCGCAAGTATCTACTCCTCCGCACATATACTCTTCGTAATCTTTTGTCTCCGGATTGTATATGCTATATACACACTCTCCATCGCATCCATACATTTGCTTTCGTCTCTCTATAGCTTCCTGCTCCGTTTCTTTGTACTTTCGCATTCATTTCACCCCCCCCAGCTCAATTTTCTTTAATTCTTCGATGCCTATCAGTCTGCAATCCGGAAGCATGATGCTCGCAGCTCCCAGGTTGACTTTCGTTCCTTCGATTCTCATTCTTGGGTAGCCGACAAGCACTTTGCACTCCTGGGCGATTCGATAGGCATTATCTGAGATTACCTTCCGTATTCTCTTCTGATCTGCTACTGAGGTTCGCTTTCCGTTTACCGGTATCTTCCGGAACTCAGCCTGCATCTCGTTCTCGCCTTTATATATACGCTCATACACGTATATGAAGCCTCTTGCCATATCGCTTATCCTTTCTCTTTGTCCGCTGCAGTCTGCGTCTTTTCTACGGTACCTTTGATTTCAAACATCACGCCCGGCTTCACGTATGCGATTGATACCGGATGTCCGAAAAAATCCTTTGCGGCTCTTCTCAGCTTTTTCTCATACTTTGCCATCTTCTTTGCAGCGTGCGCTCGTACCCACTCTCTCGCAAATTTTGCCTGTTCCATATCACTCTCCGGTGTATTCATATTGCCTCCTTACCATTCATCAATGTCTATCCACTTATCCGTATCTTTTTCCTTGACTTCAAAATGATACTCGTCGTGTTTACATTCAGCTCCTAATATATCCGTGTACCTTGTGCTAATGTATGACCGTATCTCTATCCCATACACCTTGCCTACATACTTTAACTCTTTGTCTATAGCCTCTTTTATTTCTTCCGATTTACTGTAGTAGCTGTCACCGGTTGGATTCCCGAACCTTTCTGCCACTCTGTTGCAGGAAGCCAATACTCGCATCCTGATCGTTTGTTTCCTTATCTGTTCTTTAAGTTCGTCTTTGACGATTGCACGTATTCTTTTTTCAGATAGCATACATATTACCTCCTATTCGATTTCTTGATTTTCTCAATTTCCTGCAAGGAAGGTTTACCTACGCACTTCTCCATGCCATCTGCCAGTTCCTTTGCTCCTGGGTTATTCTTCTCAATCTCGTTTGCCAGGTGGCGCAGGACTAAAACAATCAGTCCTGCATCTAACTTGGCGTATGGAGATATGCTATTGATAACCCTCTCTGAGTAATACTGCAGACCGTGGCTTACCAGGTTCATTGCCTCTTTTGTCTTGCCTTCCGCAATTAACTTATTGCCTCTCTCTACATAGCTGCTCATTCTTGGTTTAATCAGTCCCATGCCTATTCCTCCGGATCTTCGTAATCATAACCTTCTGTGTCTGTATCTCCCAGGATGTCGTCCGTAATATCTTCCGGTTCTTCCTCCGCCGGTCCTCCGGACTGTTCTTCTGTCGGTTCGTCTGTTCCCTCTTTTTCTGCAGGCTGGGTCTCTTCTGTCTGCTCCTCTGCAGGTTCTTCATCATCAGAAGGACCAGGCAGTGCCGGTCTTGCATCCGCATCGATATATGTACCGTCGATGATGTCGTCGTTCCCTTCGCCTTCCTGGTTTTTCTGCCCGGCCATAAAGTCCGAATCAAAGATAGTTCTCTGCTGGGTGTTCGCAATCGGCTGTAACACATAGCAGCCGGTCTCTTCATCCATAACCATCTCCATCTCGTTGTTGAGGTTTCCGCTCTTCTCGTCGCTTATCTTGACCGCCGACGTTACCTTATGCTTGAACTGAGGCTTGCTTATTTCTCTTGACTCTCCCTTTACGTTCGGATCGTAATTAGGGATAAATTCCTTTACCATGGTTACATCGATCTTAATCGTCATGCTTCCTTCGGTGGACTGCTTCTCAATCATGTTGCCGAGCAATCTCTGCAGAACAAAATTCATATCGTGTTTCATACCCTCGAAGGTGTCGCTGTCAAAATCCAATCTCTTGTCGTACTCGTTCATCACTTACTCTCCTTTGCAATCTTGCCGTATTTGATATTGTTCTCATTCAGAAACTCTACCAGCTTAGCCAGCTGTTCCTTGGTTCCGTCTGCATAGAATCTGACTCTATACTTCTTTTCCTGCTTAGTCTCTGCCTTCGGTGCGAACGGATCAACCGCCTGCTCTCCCGGCTCGCTCTGAACATCTCCGGCTACTGCCTGGGCGAACGCCGATCTCTCAATGGACTCGATTACCTTACCCATTTCAGACTGAGGTGCTGTCTGCTCGACTTCTGCAGCGGATTCCTGTGCTTTCTTAGCTTCTGCCGCTTTACGCTCCGCTTCTTCTGCCTCACGCTTTGCCTGCTCCTCAGCTTCCTTCTGCTTACGGATTTCTTCCTGGCGTTTTCTCTCAGCCTCCTCCTCGGCCTTACGGCGCTTGTCTGCTTCCAGTTTTTCTTCCAGGTCTGCCAGCCTCTTGTTCTCTGCCAGCGCTTTGCTGAGATCCAGGGTCTTGACATACACATCCTTCGCATTCAGCTTATACTTACTATCCAGGCTGTCGATAGTCTCCAAATCCGTCTTAACCGTGTCGATCTTGTCCACGATTTCCTTCTGTGCGGTTGCCAGCTTATATGTCTGATTAAGGTAACGACTATCGAAAATCTTTTCAAACGGCAATACCTCGGCCAAATCTCCGATATTTTCATCGTAGGTAGCCTTGATAGCCGCTTTCTTTTCTTCTTTCTGTTTCTCTTCGAACGCCTTTACCTGCTTGTCGATCAGGGCGACCGGTTCATTGATAAGTGCCGTGATTTCCTTTAACTCTTCCTCGAACACTGCATAAGGTTTATTGATGATGTTCTTTACCTGCTTTCTTCTCTCCTCAATAGCCTTAATAAGCTTGTTCAGCTCTGCCCTGTCATTCTTCGCTGCCTTAATGTTTTCCTCGGTGTAAACCACATTCTCGTAACCAGCAATCTTGGCTCTTACTGCAGCCTCCAACTCTTCCTTGTTCCACTGAATGCGTCTGAGAAAACCATCCTCTGTCGGGTTAATCAGTCTGAACTCCATTTTCCCTGCCGGCACTACCGCTGTCTCAACAACTTCTGCTTCCACTGTTTCAGTTTTCTTTCTTCCTGCCATTGTCTACCTCCTAAATTTGATCCGGTCCTACGACCTTTATCATCACATCAACCCTCGGCGTTTCTGAGTAAAACTTCCTTACCTGTGCATCCACGACTGCCGAATCATCGTGGTACGCTACCAGGTTTAGACTGTCGCAAATAATCTTGCCGATGTTGTCCCAATCCGGCTTCTTGGTTGGTCTGATTCTGTGTTCCAACATTTCCTTACGCTTCTTTTTGCTGGTGGATTTCGGGATCTCGTAATATGCGATTATCCGAACATCCAGCATTGCCCCTTCCGGGAACATTCTTCCTTTGGCCGCTTCGTTGCAAAACAGCTTCACAAGATTTTCATAACTGGTTGTCTCTTTTGGAGTGTACGTCTTAACATACGCTCCCGCTCTTGAAAACTTCGGTCGCTGCTTACCGAATGGCTGTCCTGGTATTGAGAAACGAATCTGCTTCATATCTTCATCCACTTTCTGCCTCCTATGCCTTGTTGCCAATCTCCGCTGACATCTTATCCGTCACCTTCTTGGCTGTAATATTCGTCTTCCCGCTTGTAGTCTTGTAGAGTTCTGCTTTATCGGTGCCTTCCTCCACATACACCTTCAAGTAATAATCTAACTGCTTGCCTGTCGGTGTCTTATCTCTCTTTCCTGGCCCGACGGTATAACCGTTCTCATGCAGGATCGCCGTAACTGTCTTTCTGTCGTCCAGCTTGTTAATGCTGATTTCTGCCACCTTAATCAAACCCATGTTGTCATTCCTCCATTAAATTCTTCATGGCATCAAACCTCTTGGATGCCGCTTTTTCTCTCCAACTCCTGCCAGCAAACCTTACCGGAAAACACATCTCAAATATCCTGTCGTAGATACGTCTATACCGGATGTCCTCAGACTCCTGCATTTCTTTCAACGTCATATTAGTAGTGAGGATCAGTGGCTTGCCGGATAAATACCGGCTGTCGATGATGTTATACACTTTCTCCAACGCGTAGTCTGTGCTTCGTTCTGCTCCTAAGTCGTCGATAATTAGCAGCTTTGCCGCATTCAGTCCTGCCATAATTCTCTCTTCTTCGTTTTGATTGCCCTGGATGTTCTGCAGAATCTTTACAAATGATGTCATAACCACCGGAATCATCTTATCCAACAGCTCGTTTGCAATGCAGGCTGCAGTGTAGCTTTTCCCTGTTCCGACTGTGCCCCAAAAAAGCAATCCCTGCCTTTTCTCGTACATTTCATCGAACCTGTTCACATACTTTCCGGCCAGGTTGTAGATTTTCTGATTATCCGCATCAACCTGGTACCCGTCCAGCCTTGCCGATTTCAGCTTTGCATCCATAAGGCTGCTGGCTTTCAGTCTCTCCAAACGCTGCATTTCCTGTCTCTTCTTTTCGGCCTCTTCCTTTCGTCTGTTCTCTTCCACCTTACACTTACAGATGCAGGGAACGATCAGCTCCTTCCCTTGCGTAATATCCGACGCTGGCAACCTGGTCTGCTTCTTTGTTCTGCAGACTCCGCAGTAGAGAAGTCCATCCTCGCCGATGTAATCGCCGCTATTCTTCTCTGTCTTAAACGCCTCTGCCGGTAAAATACTCTGCAAATCCATCGTCACTCACTCCTTCCGAACGGATTCTCGTTGTCGTCGTACTCGGCTTCGTTCTGTACCGGCTTTTCTTTCGGCAGATAGTCCAGGAACGGCGTTGACTCTCCTAAGAATGTCTTGCCGTGCTTTATGTACTTATCTTCCGTTCTGTCTTGTTTGCACTGTGCCGCATAATTCCTTGCGGCTTCGCATAACTGCTCATGTGAAAAGCCATCTTCCAGTCTTGCCTTGTACTTCTTGTATGCCTGTGCCTTGTCTGCCTTTCTCGGATAAATCAGCCAAAATTCCTCAAAGTCTGATGTGTAACCTTTGATTGCCTTATTGGACTTCGGTTCTGCAGGTGCCGGTGTTTCAACCGGCGCTTCCGGCAATGCCTTTGGTGTTCCAGGATCAGCCAGTGCATCCTTCTCGGCTTTCATGCGATTGTAATATTCTCTCTGCCTGTCAGCTTCGCTTGACGACTGGCCTATGAAGTTCTGAATATCCATCATGTAGATTGCTCCGTTATCCAGCACCTCTATCAATCCCAGCCTCTTGAATACATCTAATGCCTTTTCGACTGTTCCTACCTGGTGTCCTGTGAGCGTTGCCAAAACCTCCGGCGTATACGGTATCACGTTCCGGAACATCAATCTTCCTGCGTTGCTCAGGCTTTTCAGATAGAGTTTCAAGAGAATGTTGCTATACAAATAACCATCCTTCTGACTCTCTAATATTTTCAGCTCGTCGCTGTCGAAAAAATCTTCTTTCAGCTTCAAGTAATAATACTTTCTGTTGTCTGCCACTAAACCACCGCCTGTCGTATTAAATTCCCGCTGTCAAATCCATAATCGAAATCGGACGTGTCAGCACTCTGTTATGTCTGCAGCAATCGCACAATTCGCATCTGTCCGGTTCTGTCTCTCCGCTCTTCACTCTGAGGATTCTCGGCATATTTGCCTCTACCATGTGAAGTGCCTCCTGCAGGTAGTTGTCTGTAACATGGATGATACGGATGTCCGGCTCTGCCTGCTTTGTTGCTCCTGCAATATAGAACGGCAGCTTCTTTCCGGTATTCTGTCTTACGATCTCCTGGTAGATTGCTCCCTGGATGTCGTAACCCCAATATCTTACGAAATCGAGATAGCCAATATCCTTCACCCACTTTAAGTCCGTAATGGATGCCATAACCTTCAAGTCAACGATTGCCACGTCCGGAATGTAGGAATCCATCTTAATCTTCAACTTTGCTCCGAACAGCGCGACGGTCATAATAACCTGCTTCTGCCCGCTCATAAACTTCATGAAATATTCGTCTCTCTCGATACGTGCGATGATTTCCTCTGCCTGCTTGAAGTTTGCCTTTAACTCGCCATTCTGTGTGAAGATTTCCGGGTTCTCTTTCTTGAACTGTTCCAGGCTTCCCTCAAAGTAGCTGTCAACATAACTTCCTACCAACAATGCGGTGCTTTTCTCGTCCTCCCAGCGTCCGTTGAGCTTTTCCATACCATAGAACTCGCAAGGCATCTTCCCATATGTTCCTGCAAAGTCCTTATATCCCGATACACTCATGTACTCCTTGTTAGCCTCCTGGCTATAATAATTCTCTGATGTCAGTTGCATTTCTCTTCCTCCTATTCAACCTCCTCTAAATCCAAACCGCCAATCTGCTGTTCTTCCTCGTCGTGCTGCTCAATCTTGAACGGATCTTCTGCCTCGATGATGTCCGGCTGGTTGTCTCCATAGGTTCCTTCGCCTTCCTCGTCGTACACCTTCTGATCGTCCTGGATTGCTCTTTGCATATCCACCGATAAAATACCCCACTTGCTGAGGAGCAGTTTAATAACCGTCTTTAATGCCATTGCCTCGAAATCCGTCGTCCATTTGCTGGCCTTCTTTCCCTGGTCGATGTCGTAGCGGTACGCCTGGGAATACTTTCTTGCGTGGTTATCAACCTCAGCTACCGTCATAAACAGCTCTTTTCTGAATCCAGTCAGCAGTTTAAACCAAGCATAGTAACCGACGATATTCTCTGCATTGCCTTCTGCTCTGTTCTTGCACTGAGAGAAATCTGTCACAAACTCAACCTCTCCGGTAATCGGATTGTAAGACACCAGCTCGTCCTTGTAGACTACTGAGCAGTTCATCTTCTCGTAATATCCGGAACGAATTGCCAGCTGGATGAACCCTTTATACATCATCTGAAACTGTGCTTCCGGATGTTTCTCCCATTGTCTCGTCTGCTGATTGTACTTGCTGTTGTTGTATGGAACGATTGCCGCAAACCCAAGGTTACTGTCAATAGGCAAGTCATACGTCGCTGCCACAAATGCCGAACTCATAATTGAGTTTGCCGGGCATTTTTTCAACTGTGCCGATCCTGCCACTACATTCGTGATAGATGCCAAAAACTGCGGTGCTTTCTGTCCCAGTACCTCAGCAAATTTTTTCTTGACCGCATCCTGGGAAATCATGTTCTTGATCTGCACAGTCACGCTTAACTGCGTGTTCTGCTGCTGTGTTGCTACTGCATTCTGCTCTGCCATTTATATTTCCTCCTTTTTCGCTTCCGTGAGGCTTTCGCCGCACATTTCTAATATCTCTTTTGCGTCCATTTCATCTACGCAATCCTCGCACATATAGCCTTCCGGAGAATCCCAAAACTTGTCACCTTCTAAGATTCCGTACCCACACCTGCAGCACTCATAAACAGGTACCGGTTCCGGTGCGTTCGGACAACTTGGATGGCACGGATTCATTCCGCATACTGAACACATATTCCTTTCGCCTCCAAACTTCTTAAAAGTGTCACTGCATTTACTCCTCGTCTGAACAGATAGTTTTTTACCTCGTCCTTGAAAAGCAACGGCAGGTACTTTTCTCTGTCCTCGATCTTGCTGATCTCCATTTTTCTGTTGCACAGCCAAAGGATTTCGTTTACCTCTTCATCGGATATGTGTATTCCTTCTGTCCTGTACCCTTCTACGATTTCTTTCAATTCTTCGTTCATAGGCTTTCTCCTCTCTCCATTCTTCAATGAGATCCGGCAGATACATTCTCGCCTCATTCACGAAATATCCGACAATCAGCATTATCGGAAGCATCAGCCATTCACCTCCGTATGCCTTGTATCCTCTCTCTGCGTATGCCGCTTCTACGGACACCTTCGTAAGAACCAGTCCCAGGCTTACCCAAAACCAATACAGTCTTACGAACCGTCTCACCTTTCTCTTGATTCTCTTCATGTCGTATACCCCTTTCACTTGTAGAAGTAATGTCTGCCGTACTTGAAAAGAAATTCCAAATTCTCGCTGTGCCATTTACTGTCACTCTTACTTTCAAAATACAAAGCATCCTGGCTTTCGTTCCAATGCTCAACCTGGATCATTTCCAATGCTTCGTAACATTCCTTATCCGGCTCTACTTCATCGTATCTTCCGTTTGCTACTGGACTGAACTGGTTCTTCTGAAAAATCACTTCCTCGATTGTGTCCGGGAACTCTTCGCTCCAAACTCTGTTGAGGACTACCAGCATTACCAGTGCCTTTCCTTCTACGCCTTCGCTCTCAGCTTCGGCCATCGCTATCTTGCATAACATATAGGAATCGTCCTTGCCCCAATCCATGCTTGCAATCAGCGGTTCTTCTGTTGCCTTCGCTGTTTCTGTTGGCTGTGTTTCTGTCGCTCCTGCTTCCGGTGTGTACGTTGTCTCTGCCACCCCATCTGTGGCTATGTAGACCGTCCGGCTTTTTTCTTTCTCCTGTCCGAGCGTATCTGTAATGCCATTGACAGCGAACCAGGCAGCTCCGATCATTGTTGCTGTTCGCACCGCAAACAATACTCTTCGCTTACTCGATTTCTTCAATTCTGAAACTCCTTTCCGGCATTGCTCCGGCTTACTTACCGTTCATGTACTTCTCTCCGGCAATTTTCATTTCGCTTATTACCTCTGCCATCTTTTCGAGCTGGTCGATGATTTTCTTCAAGGATGGTAATTCATCCTCTGTGATTTTCCCATCTGCTGTTATCTCGATCAGATTGTCCCGCATATCCTTCAATGAATCCTCGTTGAAGCTCTGCAAAAGCCTTAATGCAATTCCTTCTAAACTTTTTTCTTCGGTTGCCAGCGGTAGGAATCCGTGTACCGGGCATTCTCGCATACAGTACCCAGTAATCAGTTCCGGCGTTTTATAGAGGTCCGCCATAAGAACTACCTTATCCACTGGAACCACTTTCGTATTGCCAAGCTCATAATCAGCCAGCGTCGATACCGATATTCCTAACAGTTCTGCTGCTCCTTCACGGCTCCATAGCCTCTCGTTGTATGCTGCGGCCTTTTTTCTCGCCTGGAAATATACATTTTGGTTCTCATTCATAGGGCCTCTTCCCATTTCTTGTTACCTACCCTTCCGCTATAATTTACTTATCAGCTGGAACAGCGGCCGTGTTGATTCTGAGCAGGCGGTTCACCCCGCCAACGATTGCTTCGTTCATCATCTTGCCGTTAATTACCAGTGACAGCCGATCCCTGGAGACATCCAGCTGCTTCGCCAGCTCATTGACGGTCATGCTCTGTTTCACCAGTTCGATCTTCACTGACTGGCACCATTCATCGGAAGGTGTCTCGGTCCTCTCCGGCAGTCCCTCCGTTCCAAGCACTTTGTTGATCTTCTCAGCAATCATCTTGTAGCTTGAATTGGAATATCTGCCATTGACGACCTGGGAAACAGTTGCATTGCTGTAACCGATTTTTTCGGCCAGCTGCTTCAATGTCATGTTGTGGTCGATCACTGCCTTCTTAACAGCTTTGCCCCACTGTGATGTTTCCTGCTTCATGCTTGCGTTTCACTCCTTTCTCGCATTTGTGTAAAAACTATTTATCTTTTCTGATTTGCGTGCTATAATGTAAGTAAACCTCTTTACAAACTCGCAAACAGACGCACGAAATACACGCACAATATCTCAGCTCGCAACTTTGAATTGTTTTGTATTTCATGTATTTATTATAGCACGTATATGCGAGTTTGTAAATGTTTTTGCTCTTATTTGCGTATTATTTTCATATCGGAGGTTGCCTATGGAAATCATTGAAAGAATCACAGAAACCCTTGAAAAGCGGGACAAAAAAGCCACTGACCTGTGCGATCGTCTCGACATACTCACGTCCACTATGTCTACCTGGAAAACTCGCAATAGCGACCCGCCAGCAAAGTATATCAAACCTATTGCTGACTTCCTGGGCGTGTCCGTTCATTATCTGCTCACTGGCGAAGAGGCTCCTGCCCGCAAGCTCACTACTGCAGAAGAGGACGAACTTCTTGATTTGTACCGGGCGTTGCCGGAGAACAAAAAATTTGAATTTATCGGGGAACTCAAAGGCTTCTTGAAAGCCTACACAGAATCTCAGAAATATCTCGATAAGGAAAAAAGATTATCAGTTTAGAATGGTACCGACTTTACGGCCGGTATTGAGGAGATGTGCCTATGAATAACAAATACTTTGAGCTGGCACGCAATGAGGAGAGGTCCGGGAACGATGCCGCTGCATTGCTTCTGTATCTCTCCTCTTTTTGTGACAGCTGTAATCATGGTACCAGGAATACTTCCTACGGTACTGTTGCGAAAATCCGTCTCCTGCAGCGTAAACTTATGCTTACTGATCTGCAGCTGTTCGGACTGATCCGCTCCTATGGTCCGCTTTCGGATTTGGAGTGCAGGAAACTATTAGACTACTCCATACGTGGTGCCGGTCTGTCCGGTTACGCCTATGGATATTAACAGATTCTCAGAGCGTCTGTCTCAATGTATGCAGGAACGCCACTTGAACGGTAACGACTTGGCTACTCTTTCCGGTGTGACTGCAGCTACAATTTCACGCTACCTTAACGGACTGCGAACACCTACTGTCGATAATGCCATTCTCCTTGCGGATGCACTCGACGTTTCCGTAGACTACCTTCTCGGACTTCACAATGTCCCGGACGATAAAATGCTCGTGTCCTTGTATTCAATCGCTTCCAGCGATGATAAGCGTGTCCTGTGGACGCTCCTGGAAAGATACGGAGGAAATCATGGAACAACTAAACGGAAATGAACCATTTACCCTGCATGGTTCTGATACTTCTATCATCCTGCAGGACTTTTGGCGTTGGTCATGCTCTGACCTTCTTAACAATACTCAGCGTGGAGTGCTTGCAGAATTTCTCGTGCACTCTGCTCTTGGTGCAAAAGATGCAGTTCGCACAGACTGGCTCCCTTTTGACCTCACTTCTCCTTCCGGACTCCGGATTGAGGTTAAATCGTCTGCTTACCTGCAGGCCTGGTCTCCGGAAGATACATACTCTCAGATCATCTTTGACATTGCAAAGAAACTTGCCTGGGATGGAGCTACCTACGCCTCTAAGGCTATGCGTAACAATGATTTGTATGTGTTCTGCGTCTTTACCGCTCGTACACGTGATGTTTCAATCCTGGACCTGGACTACTGGGACTTTTATGTACTCCCTACATCGGTTCTTAATAAGAAGGTTCCGGAACAGAAGAAAATCTCTCTGTCCTCTCTTCTCAAACTGGAACCGATCAAAACGGATTTCTCCGGCCTGCCTGCGGCTGTGGAATCAGTAAGGTTACCGGATGAAACTACCTAACGGTTACGGCAGCGTAACCAAACTTTCCGGAAACAGACGTAAGCCGTACCTGGCCCGTGTCACTCTCGGCTGGACTACGGACGAACAAACCGGAAAGACAGTGCAGAACCGTGTACCCCTGGGGACGTTCAAAACCAAAAAGGAAGCTCTGCAGGCACTCGCTGAGTATGGAGCCAATCCTTACGATATACAGAACGCCTCAATGACTCTCGCTGAGCTTTACGAAAAATGGACTGCAGCATACTTTGCTACCCTGGAAAGCGAATCTTCCTGCCGTACCATCAAATCGGCATGGAGCTACTGCCACGCCATTGCCGGTATGCGCGTCAAGGACCTGCGTGCCCGCCATATCAAAGGAATTATGGAGGACGGCTATATTATCCCTTCACGTGGAGCCAACAAAGGCGAAAAGGTGCTTGCATCTGCTGGTACCAAATCCAGGATCAAGTCTATGTTCAATCTAATGCTGGACTATGCTCTCGAATATGAGCTTGTAGATAAGAACTACGCCCGGACATTTGAACTGTCGGACGACATCATCAAAGAAAAGGAAGAGGCGAAACGTGGCCACATCATCTTCCAGGAATCCGAAATGCAGACCCTTTGGGACAACCTCGGCAAGATCCGCTTTGTAGACTGGATTCTCATACAGTGCTACATGGGATGGCGCCCACAAGAACTCGCCATACTGGAATTAGAGGACGTACACCTGGACAAACGCTACATTGTCGGCGGAATGAAAACCCAGGCTGGACGGCACCGCATGGTACCAATACACCCTAAAGTGTTCGACCTGGTAAAGAAGAACTACGACTACGCCGTTGAACTTGGCAGCACCCGCCTCTTTAACGATCCGGATTCTCCCAAAGGCGGCATGACGATCACTTATGACAAATATGCCGGCCGTTTCGATAAGGTTATCGCTGCTCTCAAACTTCGTGACGATCATAGACCGCATGATCCCCGAATGACATTCATCACAATGGCAAAGAAGGCTGAGGTTGACGAATACACCATAAAGAAACTTGTCGGTCACAGAATCACCGACATAACCGAAGCTGCTTATACAGACCGTGACTTGGAATGGCTCAGAGCTGAGCTGGAAAAGATACCGTAACCCACGTGGTTGCGGTATTTCTGCTTTCTACAGATGCCTCAAAAAGTGTTACCTTCTCCGTGTTTCCTACTTGTTACCTACCGGTTTCCTACTTTCCAATTTTCACTACTTTTCAGCACTTCTCACACCACATTTCATTTTCTCGTTTCAAGGCATCAAAAAAGTACCGCAATCGCTGTGATTACGGTACTTCCTGGGTTTAATGTCTTTTCAAATTGTAAGGTCTATTTAGAACTTGCCTGCCTCGGCTGCTTCTTCGATGGAAACAGCTACAGCTACAGTAGCACCAACCATAGGGTTATTACCCATTC